CTATCATTAATCTGACTTGTACCATCAAAACTTAAAGTAGAAGCAATAAGGTTTACAGTAGTGCTTGAAAACTGAGTAGTTCCACTAATATCAACTGTTGCTGGTGTTTCTACAACTAAAGTCCCTCCAGCATTTTTTACTGTTAAAGCCACACCTTCCAATGTCATAGCAGTAGTAGCTATATTAGCTCCTACCGAACTTGTTAACACATCATTTAAACTACAACATGTAACCGTTGGGCTATCTATCCATTGTATACCTCCTCCAGTAGAGCTTAATATCTGCCCTGGGTTTCCTGTAGCACCTTGTGCTGTTACCGTTACAGGATATATATCTGTACAAGATATATTACCACTTGCACCTGTAAGTACAATAGGTTTTGTGGCTGTGTGGCCTGTATCTAATACAGACTGTAAATCTTGAGCAACACCACCAGCCCCTACAATATCACTTACCTTAAACGTTACCGTTTCATTATCGTTATTAACGTCTGTTCCTATAAGTAAGTCATCCGCTGCTGGGGTTACCGTAGGGTATGCTGTAGTGTTTTCAATTTTTGCCATGTCTCTATATTTCTACTATTCTATATTGAAAGTTAATAGTTAGTGTTCCATCACCTTGCGTTGGGTTACCTGTAGATGCTTTGAATAATAAGTTGTTATTACCAACAACACTTCCTGCTCCAGGGCTAACATTTGAAAGACCAGTGTAAGTAGAGCCTGCATTTAGTATAGTGGTACCTACTGTATTAAGTGTTACACTATCATACTCTAAGGTTGCATCAGTAAAGTTAAACGCTTGTGTATTAAACGTTGTCTTATATACGATTGTTCCGTAAGGAACAATAATTTTATTAGCACCTTGAGCCGCTATTAATATGATAGGTGTTGTGAAAGAATTTAATAACTCGGCTGTTGTTAAAGTTTTTACTAAAGTCTTAGTACCAAAGAATCCCTGAAATTCATTTACGGTGCAAGTCTTTGTTGCATCGCTATCGCTTACATCTGTTAATATAACAAAGTCATTTGCTGTTGGGGTTACATTTGGGTAAGCTGTAGTATTACTTATCTTCGCCATCTTTTTCTTTTTCTTTTATCTCGCCTGTCTCCATATTAATAATAGAGTCAGCACCGTATGTTTCCATTAATGACTTCTCTACTCCTTGGAACTCAGCTTTTAATTCTTCTACACGTAAACATATTCCATGCTTCTGTAATGATAAATCTCCTAGCTGTGTTTTCAATTTGTTAAATTCAGCTGTCATTGTTTGGAGGCTGTTTAATTCCTCATCCGTAATTTTTTTCATTTTATTAGATTTTATTATTTTTTACAAAGATAGTAAAACTTATTTATTACTATCCTTACTTGAACCTCCAAAGAAGAAATCAATAATTGTATTAACCTTAGCACTCATCGCACCAAACACTGTAGAGATAAAACCTATTTCATATTCAGATAATTCTACATCGTGTAATACAAAGTATTTAAACATAATATATGTTAACCCAAAGTATGCAGCAGTAAATAGAGAAGCTAATATCTTTTGAATCAAAGCATCACTCTTATATAAAGACCTTGCATCTTTTCTATCTTCTACCTCTTTAGCAAAAGCCTCACGCTCTGCATCTAGTAAAAGTTTTTTAATATGCAACTTAGCCTGCTCTCTTTCTTCGTCTGTTGTTATAATCTCATCCAGTATTCCCTCTGCGTTATCAAATAACTTTCCGAATACTCCGCCTAATATTTTTCCTAACATAATTATCTATTTTTAACTCTATCAATAAGTAAGTTTATTTTTTCTCTCAAATCACTTAACTCTTTTTTTATACCTTCTAGCTGTGAAGATAATGTCTCGTGTCTCTTGCTAAACTCATTCTTAACTTCTCGTATACTAAAAAAGAAAAACTGGTATAAAGCATATAAGCATCCTATCAGTAAAACAACTGATAACCCATATTGCTCTATTAACTCTAATGCCTTCTCCATTAATATTTACCTCTTCTATTTTTTGGTGAGCTTTTTGTTGAACCTCCTTTACCAGCCCACAGTTTTTTACATGACCAGTATCTTGCGGTAAGTTTTGATTTTGCTGTACCACATTTATGTCTAGCTTTAAAAGATTTACGTGCCGCAGATGAGTAGTTGTGACCATACCCCTTAGCACCAAAGTGAATAAGTTTTTCCTTACCACCCTCACAAGCCTTAACCATTTTTTTCTTCCCTGGTCTTGTGCTAGGTCTAACGACATTACACTTCATATTTTTTTTAGATACCGCCATGTTTAATATTTTTCATTAAGGTCCGACTCTAGTCTATCAATATGTTCTCTGTTATATCTAATATCGTTTTTGATTACCTCGATATTAAATGTTTTACTTTCTTCTTTTAACTCTGTAACCTTTTCACTTAAAGAATCAACCTGATGTTTTGCGTTATACCATACAGCAAGTATAGAGCATAAAAAAAATATTACTTTAATTACTAAGGAAACACTAATCTTTTGGTCCATCATTTTTTCTTAGTTCTTACTTTTGCTTTACGTGTGTTACTTACAACTGTTTTTCCTTTTCTTTGTTCTCTTTTCTTTTTCCTTGCTGTCTTAGCTCTCTCTCTTTTACTTAATGACTTAGCTTTAGATAATGGTAAACATCTGTCTGGATTCTTTTTATCTTTACTTGTACCACACGCTCCTTTAATAGAACCGTCTGTTCCAATACGAACCCACTTTTGGTCTCTCCATTTCTTTAACGCACCCATTACTTTTTCTTAGGCTTCATAGATTTTAACATCTTATCAATCTTAGTGGCTTGAGCTTTATGCATAGCAGAAGCTTTCTTTAGTTCACTAGCTATTTGTTTTAGTTTTTTAGCATCCATTACTTTTTACTTTTTTTTGCGTAGTTAGGGTCTTTACAATATTTACTCGCAGCCATGTTAGCGTAAGCTGAAGGGTATGTATCAAAAGTTCTTTTAGCCCAAGCAATACCTGCTGGACAAATCTTATTACCTTTAGTTCTTCCTTTCTTTGCCATAGATTAATATTTTTCTTCAAGCTTTATAGAACGACTTTCAAGCCTTGCTGCTCTTTTAAGTTTTCTGTCCGCTCTTTTTTCTCTACCTTCATCCACAGCTTTTCTTCCTTTATAAGCAACCTTTTGAGATTTTTTATAAAGTTTTTCAGCTCTTTTCTTACGGTTCATTTTTGTTTTACTAGACATAAGTATAAATTTATGAACCACAACCAATACAGTCTATGTGACTGTCCATTGGTTTGACTCCGTTTAGTTTCATTTTAATATTATGAATCTCGTCTGCAATATCAGCTTTTTCTAAAAAGCTTTCTGTATTGTAAAACTTTTCTTCCAGCTCTTTTATCTTATTCTCTAACTCTGTCATTATAAGTCTGCGTATTCTGATGTAGCATCGTAACTCGGACATGCCTTACTAGAGAAGTCTCGATGACCATGAATCGAAGCATCTGGGTACATAGCTTTTAAAGTTCTAAGTACAGCAAGTAGTGCTTCCTTTTGTTTTGGTGTACGTGTATCTTTAGGTGTCTTACCATCTTCTTCTACACCACCACAGTAGCATATCCCTATAGAATATCTATTATGTCCTGCTACGTGTGCACCAATCTTAGCTATATCTCTACCTTTTAAAATGTTTCCATCTAGGTCAATATAGAAATGGTATCCTATATCATTCCATCCTCTACCGTTAACATGCCAATCTCTGATTGTGTCAACAGAAATATACTGTCCCTCTCTAGTAGCTGAACAGTGTACGATAAGTTTATCAATCTTTCTCATTTATTTTTTTGTTAGTTTCCAAAACTTATACAAGGTATAGCTTATAGCTAAACCTAAAGATACAAACTGAAGTATCTCGTTGCATTGTGTTAAGGTTAATCCTAGTGCTCCACCATTAGCTGCTAGTACTTCTACTGTATCTTTTGCGTGTCCGTTCATTATCTTGAATATGTTGTTGTATACCCTACTTCTATGTAGGTATTAGTTTGTGTCCAATTCATGAATGTAAAGGTAGTAAATTATTTTAAATCAGGGTTAGGCGGAAGTGACCACCCGTTAGCAGGGTCAGCTTGATAAGCTAACATTTCGCTATGCGTATATTTTTTCTTAGAATCTGCAATCGCTGGTACTGCGTCTGCAGGAAATGATATTATAAATTTATCGTCTGATAAGTTTTTACGTACTGTATTTGCAGAAGTCTGAATAACTTGTCCGTAGTTAACATCATTCAACTCATCAATATCTAATATACAATATATCATGTTGGTACGTTTGTATTAATGTTAGCAGAAGTCATATTTGTCATTGTAAGGTTTAAGCTTCCTTGAGCATCTGCTATTGTTGGATAAGAACCTGGTCCACTTGGGTCACCCATTCTCCACCAGTTAATAAGGTTAGCAGCAAAAGCTTCTGCTTTTAAATCTGTTGGTTCTCCACTATTATAAAGTGTAGTAATCTCACCAGAACTTAATTCTTTATTCCATATAGAGCATTCATCTAGTCTACCATTAAAACTATATGCCGCTGCCTTTCTTCCCATATGAAAACTTACAGCACCTGCACTAAAATCGGTAGTATCACTAATAGTTTTTTGGTCTAAGAAACTTCCATTCTTATACCATTTACTTGTGGCACTTCTATCTACTGCAAAGGTCCACATCTCCCATGCACCTACCGCAACGCTAGTAGAAGCTATATCACTCCATCCCGTACTTATAAATCGCATTCTATCATTGGTGCCATTAATAAATATTTCCCAATCGTTAGTTGCATCTGAGAACATTATATACTCATCAGCTCCACTGTCTGCTATACGATATACCCAAAAATTAATTGTAAAATCAGCGGCACCTATACCAGGTACACTTGATGCATTGTCTAGGCTTTCATCTACCCCATCAAATTCTACGGAATAAAGATTAGTGAAAGCGTCAGGACCCATCCCAACACCTGCCTTCTCTTGGAAGGTATCACCTGCTATGCCTATACCAATACCTGTAGCCATTTTACCAAAGTGCTATAATATCTGAAGCTGTAGTATTTGTAACGTTAACTCGTCTAACTTGCGTAGGCATAAACGAAGCATTAGGTAAATTTTTAAACGTTAATCGAGCACCTGGTAAAACAGGAGTTGGACCCGACACATTAGCGAATACTACAGCTAAATTACCTGCTGTCCCTACGTAAAGTATACAACCGTTAGTTGCTTCATTATATATACTATAATTATCTCCAGCTCCCCCTGCATCTTCAGGTATTAAACTTAACTGTGTATTAGTATCTATACTTTTTACTGTATATGCTTTACCTGCAGTAGTATTATAAACGATAGCTCCTATCTTTATACCTGCTGTTGTAAATCTTGCTGAAGCATCTGTTAAAGTAGTTGTACCTCCTCCTGCGGTAGCAAAGTTCCCAACATTTATAGTAGCACTTGTAGCTCTAGGAGTTACTATACTATTTACATCTGGAATGTCTACAGTGTCTGATGGTATTACATCTAGTCCTTGTGATACTTGTAATTTTTGATATGCCATTTTTTATTTATTTATCGTAAGGGAACATTCGGTTTAGAGAATCTCTACGTTTGTTACAACCGCAATCTTTTCCTGTAGCCTTTGCTACAGTCTCTACTGCCTTTTTGATTCCTGTAGCTGTAGTAAACTTCTCGATACTATCGCCTAGTCCTCTTGATTGTCCTATCCTTGTTCTCTTCATTTTTTACATTTACATTTTGAGTATGGACATAAAGGTAATGTAAACATTAGTCTACTGATTAACCAGTTCCATCCACACTTCACTTTATTTCCGAATGCAATAAGTGCATTACCCATTCGTATTAATAGTTTTCCCATCCTATCTTTTTTTACAACCAAAGTTATTAGCGTAGTTCGCCATCTTCATTACCTTTTCAGAATACTTTTTCTTATTCTTCATTACAGCAGAAGCAGCACTACAAGCATCTTTGAATCCGTTATTCTTAGCCCACTTAGTAAAAGCACCTTGTCGAGATTCTTTTATCTCTGGAAACTTTTCTTTCTTAGTTCTTCCTTTCGTTGCCATGTGATTTTAGTTATTTATAGTACGTCGGACCTCTAGTACCCTTTACTTTAGTTTTCTTTTTTACAGTTCTACGTTTTTTGGATTTTGGGTCCACTGGAGAAAATTTTCCATCAACATATTGGCCTCTAGGAGCTGTTTTAGTTTTTGTAACTTTCTTTTTTAACCTACCAAATTTATCATATTTCTTTTTTACAGTACCTTCAGTAGAAGTTATTTCCCTTCTATATCCATCATCTGTCTCACTTCTGTACTCAAACTCCTTAACCTCTTTTTTCTTTTTACCTCCTCTTACAATTTTTTTCTTGGTTTTAGTATATTTTTTCCCTTTTTTTGGTTTGTCTGGTCCATCAAAAGCACTTACTGCTAATGGTTGACTTAAATTTCTACGTATTGCCATGTTTTCTTATTTACGGATTAATTTTCCTATCTTCTCATTCTAGGTTCAGGACTAACATCTAAAGGTATAGAAGACCTAAATTGTAATTCTTGTTTTTTTTTCTTTCTTTCTGCCTCTCTTTTTGCATCTACTTGTGCTTTGAGTGCTGCTATTTTTTCTTCTGGTGTAAGCTTACGCTTTTCTACTAGCCTTTTCTTAACCTTTGTAGTATCTTTTCTTGGCATCTTATTTACGGATTAATTTTCCTAAGTGTCCTTTAACACTTGATGGGTAACCTTTTTCATATCCCATTGAGTGGTCTCCACCATAAGCGTGTCCGTAATCTTTTTTAGACATTGCTTTAGACTCGTCTCTACGGTCTTTCATTGATTGTGAGTGAGCACCTCTGTGCTTCATTCCTAAAGACTCATCAAGCCTTGCGTTGTAACCTTGCTTTTTCATTTTAACGTATATTTATTTTACAAAGATAATAATTTTCTTTTAATACCCTGACACAGTTTTCTTTTCCATCCCATAACCTGGGTTATTCTTCTTAGAACCACCCATTAGTTTAGAAAACCAATCGGCTTGTGCTTTACCTGGTGCATTGTAAGGGAAAGTCTTCTTCATTTTTTTTCCTGTATCTGGACAGGAGTATGTAACTGTTGGCATAATTTTGTAATTTTATACAAATATACAAATTTAATTTAATGATAGAGAGAGACTACAAGTTCAACCCAGGGTACGACTATATGAAATACTGGAGGGTTATACGCTACTGGGCGAAGGCTAAGTACAAGATAGGTACACCCGATATAGATATGCTATTCTTCCTATACAGCGAACAGATTTTTAACAAGACAAAGTTTAAGGAGTTTGAACAGTGCATGTCGTGGGATGAACCAAGATTTCATAGGCTTCTAAAGGAAGGATGGATACATGTTTGGCGGAAGAAGGCCGGGAAAGAGACAACACTATACGAGCTGTCCTATAAAGGTAAAAGACTTGTTACCGCACTATACCAAAAACTAAACGGGGAGGAGATTGGTGAAAGCCCATCTATGAACCCACTATTTAGACACGATGCATCTTATATGGATAAGGTCTACCGTAATATGATTATAGAGATGAATAAGTTTATAAAACAACAACGACACTCCGCTCAGTAATCACCGTATACGGATTATCCTCGATTAACATCTCGTGACTACCCGACTCATCGTAGTAGATGATGTCACCATCGTCTATTACCTCAACATCGGTACCCGACTTTACAACCTCGCCTTTCTTATATCGAAACTCCGAAGCATCTTGAGCAGATAGTAATAACCCAGACTCTGTCTTTAACTCTTCCTTAATCTTTTTAATTATAATATATTTTCCTATTGGCTTCATTCTTCAAAATCATTTTCAACAACAATATGTAAACTAACTAGCGGTAAGTACAACGCATGGGTAGTAAATCCTATATCGTGATAAGACCTCATCCCTATAACTATCCCTGGATAAAACCCAACGTTTACTTCAAAGCTCATCTTACGTTTAATGGTATTGTCTTAGTTAACCAATCCTCAAAAGAAATATTTACAGGTATAAACCCTTTTCTTTTAAAAGATATATAATATCCCCATTCTTGTTGGCGTTGTTCTTTGGTTAATAGTTTACTTGCTTTCATTCTTTTCTTGCGTGTGTTATAATTGCATTAGTAGTTAGGATAGTTGTAGCAACACTGATTGCGTTTGTCAATGCCTGTGTCGTAACCTTCGCTGGGTCTACTACACCCATCTCAAACATATCGCCATACTCTCCTGTTACCACGTTATACCCTTCATTCTTTTTTAACTTCTTGTCATAGATACTAGCACTATCCAAACCAGCGTTCTTTAAAATCTGTGCTAGTGGGGCACGAAGCGTGTCACGCAAAATTTTATTTTTAGTACTATCGCCTTTATATTTCTTAGCTAACCTATCTAGTAATAACCCACCACCAGCAACAATACCCTCTTGCAGAGCTGAACGTACCGCACATACCGCATCATCTACCCTATCGAACTTTTCTTTCTGCTCAATATCAGAGGTAGCACCAACGTATATACAACCTATACCTCCTACTAAACTTGCAATGCGTTCATTGACAAATTCACGCTCCGCCTTGTTTGTTAATCTCTCCTGTTGCTCACGCAACTCCTCAACCCTCTTAGTAATCTCATCGGTAACCTGGTTATCTTTGATAATGATTGTAGAGTCTTTACCTACGATAATCTTGTCTGCATATCCTAGGTCCTCCATACGGATTAGTGACAGGTCATCGCCCGTACTCTCCGAGAAGTATTTAGCCCCAACAGATAATGCAATATCCTGCATCAGCTCGTGAGAACGGTAACCAAAAGAAGGAACTAAGATGTTACAGAACTTTAAACCGTTTCGCTGAACGTTAGCAGCAAGCGTGTTGATAACGTTCCCCGAACAATTCCCAATGATAAGTAACTTCTCGCCACCATTAATGATTGGCTTGAGCACATTCTCAATCTGCAGGATGTTAGTAATCTCGGTATCACATACCAATATCTTTACACCATCGAGTATACACTCATCCTTACGGTGGTCATTGATAAACATCGGTGAGGTATATCCCCTATCAACCTTTATCCCATTAGTAACCTCCGCATAGGTCTTGTCGGTTTGTGAACGCTCAACAGTAACAATACCATCATGACCAACCTTTCTATACGCATCCGCTATAATCCCGCCAATCTCACTATCGTTATTGGAAGAGATAGTAGCAATATCCTCTAGCATATCATCCGTAACCTCAACAGACTCCTTAGCAATGTCTGCTAAAAGTTTATCTCCCTCCTTACGAATCTCTCGTACCACCTGTATCGTATTCTCGTTCTCACCAATGTGAGACTCTCCAGCTTTTACCAAAGCCTCGGTCAATACAATAGCGGTAGTAGTTCCATCACCCGCAGTGTTCGCTGTCTTCTCTGAAGCCTGCTTCATCATACGAACCGCTAAGTTCTCTACAGGGTCCATTAAGAAAACAGACTTAGCAACCGTTACACCATCCTTGGTAACAGTCAACCCTTGTGTATGTTCACCTGATTCAATTAACACCGTCTGGCCTTGAGGCCCTAGTGTGCTCTTTACAGCGTTGGAGATTTTTGAGATGCCTGATATTAACTTCTCCCTAGCATCGTCATCGAAAGATAGGTCTTTCGGAATGTACCCTTGTTCGTTCATCGATTTAATTAAATTTAATTTCTGCAAATATAATAAAAATCTTTACATATATAAAATGATATTATGACAATTTTTAAAATCTCTATTTGTATATATATATTTACTATTATATATATTATTTTTTTATTTATAAAATTAGTTTAAAATTAACATATCGACATAAATTAATATAACTATACTGAAAACTAAGAAGTTATGAAAAATGACTTCGACATAATTTCGACATTACTATGTCAACTTGTGTCATAAAAAAAGGGTGGACCTAAGTCACACCCCTTTCTTGTCGAACAAATGGAAACGTTTAAAATTCTAATTGTCTAAAATTCTTTTTGTTTTCTGCAAGCTCTATTGCCTCTGCAATCTGATTTATCTTTCTGTCGTTCTTAACAGCACGCTTAATGCGAGAAGCCTCAGCTATACCAGTTTCTCCATCAGGTCTCTTGTTCATCAACCTACCGTCCTTTACAAATAATCCTTCTACGTAATCGCTTATCATGTCTTTTCTTTTTTACAAAGATATAAAATTTTTTCAGATATCTGGAAGTAAAGGGTTCTACGCCGCCATACGCAACCGACCCCCCATTTAAAAGTAGGGGGGGCTATGACTTTGTTTAGGCAATTCCCAAATTTTTTCTGCAACTTTTTACCTTTTTTCCTACAGCCCTTGTCCTAGCTAGGCTATAGCTGTTGTGCTACGTAGCTACCTAGCTTTGTCGCTGTTGTCCTAGCTGTAGCTCTAGCTATTTACCTAGTACTAGCTGTAGCTGTGCGATTATTATCTACTATACAGTCTCGTTAACGAGACCTTCAAAACATTACGAGACGTAAAGAGGGAAGGCTATATGCCCCCAATGAACAAAAGAATAACAAACAAAAGACCAAATCTTAAAAAAAATTTCCCTTACTACCATTGGGATACAGAGCAAAATGTAAATTAATTTAAAAAACTGCATTGTAGAACGGATAATTATACTATCTTTGAACTATGAAAGCACAAACAATGTACGAAAATATTGCTAACTCGCTGATAGTCAGTAAGTTAGGCCATAAGGCTTGTGTAACTAGCTGTTTATCAGCACAAAACGAAAAAAAGGCTGATATCAGCACAAATCAATTAATTATGAGTAATGTAACTGTTAACAAATCAGAAGGTTTATTTTTAAACGGTACAGTAGTAAAGAAAGCTATCAATAAGGAGGCTGTTCTAGAACATTTGAATATGGCGCAAAAATGTGTAAATGAGAAATTTCGTCAAGAGGTTGAGGCATCAAATCTAATAGCTGATGCTTATGCTTGGTTTACATCTAAGAAGTCAGAGGCACAGCGTACGAAATACGCTATCAAATGGACAAAAGAAGAGTTTGGTCAGAAGGCATTTGGCTTATCTAAAGCACAATTCTACAAGAAGGATGCACTAGGTAAGACAGCTTTAGAAGTTGTTGAAGGTTTTATTACTGCTGATATAACGGTAAGAATGAACGGTCTAAAACACAGTTTATCAATTGAGGCGTGTAACAAATTCACTAACCAATATGTGGTTAAGGATGTAACAAAAATGACTAAGAAGGAAGCAAAAAAATGTATTTCAGATGCGATAGCGAAATACGTTGAAGATGCTAAAAACGGTAAGCTATCTAAGGCTAAGGCAAAAGGTAAGTCTGATGCTAAGGATAAGGCTAAAGGTAGTAAGAATCGTATTACTGTATCGATGTCTAAGTACGGTGGTGACAAAGGAATGTCGCTAAACATAGACAAAGACGGTAAGCTACAAGCGATGACGCCAAACGTAGATAAGAAGATGGCGACAAAGCTGATTACTGACCTAGCGAAAGCGTTCAAGGATGCGGGTATCTTCGCTGATGGTAAAGTACCAAGTGAAGTGAAGGCTATACTAGAAACGGTTAAGCTATAGGAAAAAATGCGAGGGTCTCGTCAGCGAGACCTTCGCTCCTTACTAGGATGTGTATCCTAGCTGATGATTCCAAAAGGATGAAAAGGTAACTAAAAATTAAAATTTATTGAAATGAAAAAATTAAATTGGGGAACGTGGTTGTGTATAATCACAGCTGTGTTAAGTATTATTGGAATGTGTATCTGCGATTGTGTAGATATCAATATGGAAGGGATATTTGCATTAACTACGCTGGCTTCAATCTTTGGAATTATAGCGTCTATGATGGAGGCTGAAGGATATTAAAATTATAAATCAGCAGGGTCTCGTCAGCGAGACCTTGCATAAACCAAAACAAATGAAAACAATTATTAAAACAGTAGTATGTTTAACGATAGCTTTCACTAGCTACGGACAAACAAAAAAAGACAGCGTGACAATTGATAGATTCCAAGTACAAGAAATCTTAAACACGATTGAGGATTTAATAGAATGGAATAAAGAAGATGAGTTTAATGGCCAAGAACCTAGAACGAATGAAAACTATTGGTTAGGTAAAATGAGAGATGAATTAATTAATGAACTAAAAAAATAGGTATGAGAGAAGAAGAATATTACGACACATTACTTTTGTGTAGTGGCTTTACACAAGAACAAATAAATGATATGTCAGACGAGGACAAAGAAATGAATTTAGGAATGTTATACAATGCTATTCATTGTGCGTTTTTTAAAACTAGATAATATGGAATTTAAACCTAATGAAATGTATTACTGTACAGTAAAGTACGGTGGTACGGGTGGAACGTATTCCACATACGAGAAAATTTTTAAGAGTGAGTCTCACTACCTTAATTGGTGTACGTTTATGATGCGTAACTACGGTGGAAAGGTATTGGAGATTAAACATCATTCAGAAATTTTAAAAAATAAATAGCAAACTATTTGGATATGTGCAATAAATGTATAATATTTGTACAGATTGATTTAGTGCTGAGGTAGACCATTGAACATTAGGTTGTTATGTAGAGCGATACTACCAATGGTCACGATAAGGGTCTCGTTGACGAGACAAGTATTAATAAATAAACAAACCAATATGAAAACAATTTTAATTACAATCAGTTTAGTAATTGCATACGGAAGTTATGCAAACGATAATGTCAAAGAAGTTGATGTTATAGAGTATAGAAAAAAGAAAAGAAAAAAGAAAAAGAAAAAAGGATGTTACAATTCTAGAAGAAGATGGGATAAAAAATATTATATGAAATAAAAATAAAATAAAATGAGAACAAATAATAAAAAAGTACGTGAGAACGTAAGGAAGCATATCCTGGAGAGTATGCACGATTATAATGAAGAAAGTTTTAAAAGTTTTGATGATGCTAGAGAATATCTAGTAAAAGAATTTATAAGGGTTTACAATCATCAATACAATAAAAATAGATGGCCAAACAATCAAGATAGGTTTCAAAATTATCTAATGGGAATAGTGTTTAATTTTAAGTTTACTGATTATGATATTGAAAAGTTTCTAAATGGATTAGGTATAAATCCAAAAGAAAAGAAATATACAGGCGAACAAATGTGGCGAATGTATGCCTATCTAATTTGGCGAGAAATACAAGAAACCTATGATGAAATAATTTATATAGAACACAAATCTAAAATGAGGATGGTATCTAGTTATGTGGAATCAGAATTTTAAACTAAAAATAATTGAATGAGAACTTTTTAATGTATAATTAATGTATTATATTTGTAGAAAGTTAGTAATAATACTACCATTGAACATAGGATGTGAAGCAGAGCAAAACTGACGATGGTAGCGATAAAAGTCTAGTCGACTAGACAAGTATTAATAAAATAAAATAGATATGAAAAAAGAAATAGAACAGTTAATTAAATTGATAATTAATCCTATACACCTACAAGATAGTGATAGTGAGGATTATATATCTGATGCAGAAATGGTAGAGATAGTATTAAAAAAATTAAAAGAGATTGTTAATTATGATGAACACAAATGAAAAAATACATAAGGCATTCAATCCAAAGAAGAGGATTGTAGAAGAGAATGAGTATAAACCAAAGCTAAGGATTCAAAGTTCGGTATATCCATCTGATGAAGAAAGGCAATGGTATCCTACAATAACTGCAGTAAACAATGCAGATAGACGTAGAACATTCGACCATTTTGATGAGGAGTTACTAAATAGAATCTTAGATATTAAACAAAATAAATAATGTCTCGTTGACGAGACCTAATATAAATAAAAAAATAGAACAAATGAATAAATTAGAAAAAGTGTTAGAACAAATTGATGAACAAGTAATGAGCATATGTAGTGAACATATGAAAGGAGATTGTATAATAGATGATACACTAGAACATCATATACTAGGAATCAAAAGAGGTATTATTGATACATATGGTGTACCATATCATTTAGAACCACATTGGAATGGTAGTCATACATTTAAGATTGTATTTGATGATGACAATTTCAATGCAGATATGGAGGCACAAGATTATGATGTGTTTGGAGAAAATAAAATATAAACTAAAAAATAGAACAGATGGAAAATAACATTGGTAAAGTAGTAAGGGTAGTAGAACAACCATCAATTATTGGAGAGATAATCAGAATGGATGGACATAAATTTGTCATTAGAGAATATGATATAATAGATGATGAAGGAGACAATACACTTATCTTTCATAGTGATGAAGTAGAATTTATTAACGAACTAAAAACAAATAGAACAGATGAAAAGTAAATGGACAGTAGATGATTATAAAAAATCATATGATGATAGAATGGATAAGGCATTTAGAGATATGAAGAAGGAGGGATTAGAGGATTATGATAGCCATCAATTTATTGTAGACGAAGGAGATTTTACTTCAGAAGAAATAGTAGGTTATTACTATGAAACGTATCGAGATAAAGCCAAAGAAATGTGGGAATCCAATACTAAAGATAGGGATAAAAGATTATCTGAAGCATATAGAGTTCGTGCTAAACAAGTAGATATGATATTTAATAAAATATAAACTAAAAAATAGAACAGATGGGAGCAATTAAAGAAAGACGACTGGAGTTACTAGATGATTTAGTAACGATGATAATTAAAGAAAAGTATGGCGACAGTATGTATAAGAACTGTGGAATACACCTAAAAGATAAGGTGTTAGATACATACGAGAGGGTGTATGATGAGGTGGAAGAAATATTTATAAATTATATAGACTAAATAGGTCTCGTTGACGAGACCAAGTATTAACCAAAACAAAAACAATTATGAGAGAAGAATTTAATAAGTTATTTGATGTGCTAGTTGACCATCAACTAGCAACAAAAGAAGAAATAGTTTTAGTGTGTTGTATCAATGGACACAACCTAGAATCTTTAGAAAGTATTCTATATGCTAGAACATTATATCGTTCACTAGCACAATATATGATGTGTGAAGCTGACGAATGTTTATATGATAAAGAACAAGAAAAAATATGATTGATGAATATATTTTTAAAATAATTACACAACAGCTTGTATATGTATAATTAATGTGTTATATTTGTACATAATATTAACAATAAAAAAACAATTATGAAGAATGTAGAATTTAAAATGGATGTAAGCATCCCGTTAGACTCAATTGAAGAGGTATTAATTACTGCACTAGAAGGTGGTATAAATTATTGGGGATGTCTTGATGGGGAGGATATAAGTGTATTTCAAAAATGGTTTGATGAGAAGATAGAAGCAGGAGAACTCAAGCGAGATGATAGTGTACATTATGGATGGATGGATGCAATGTTTCAAGGGTGTCCACATAAGATAGCAGTATATGATATAGAGGATGAGGAGGATGAAGAACCTTTAGGTTATCTATCTATGGAAAACATAGGTAAAGGATTACAGTTAGCTATGCGAGATTACCCTAAGACATATGCACAACACTTTCCCGAGTATGATAGTGGAGATGTTATATCGGCAGATGTATTGTTTCAGTTAATGGTAATGGGAGACGTAGTATACGGATAAATATAAATCGGTGGGGTCTCGTCAGCGAGACTCCACATAAACTAAAATAAAATGGAAAAAAGAACAATGTTTAAAGTAATGTGGGTAAATGAGTATGGAAGTCCGGAGATGAATCAAGATGGGTTTCATACAGAAGATGAAGCTGAGGAGTATTGTAAAGATTTGTCGGAGTCTTTTAAAGACCAAGAATACTACGTAACCGAGTATACTCACAGACCTACAAGAAGATATGATGCAGGAATATCGGGAGGAGTAGATGGATGGGAAGATATGTTTAATTATTAAAATAAAATAAAATGGAAGGAGAAATTAAAATGACTGTTATGACAGACAGAATTAAAACAAAAGAGTTTTTAATAAAGTGGATTGGAAATACATTGTGTGAAAATAATATACCACCCTACTATGCGTCAGCAAAATTAGAGGAGGTGTTTGGTATAAAAATACACACACATATATCAAACTTCATTGAGTTTGCTAAAGATAATAACCTTGATGATATAGATATTTCAACTACCCTAGCCCACGATGTTAGTGGAGCATTAAACAATGATAAACTAATGATACCAAGAGTTGGAGGATATTAATTAAATAAAATAAAATAAAATGAAAGAGAAAGTATTAGAACACCAAGGAATTACAATCTTAACCTACTGGAACTCAGAAAATTTTGACATAGAGGTAGGTGAGGAGACATCAGTAGATGGATATAGTATATACTATATGCGATATAAAGATGAGCCACTCAATATACAAGAACATATATTCTATGATGAGTATGGTTTAACTGAGGCATTGCAAGAAAAAATACAAGATGAGACAGACATAACATTTATGGTATGGGATGACGAATTGCTAGAGGATATAGATTGGGATGAGATAGCCTCAAACCTAGGTATAGATGATGATGAACCGTTCTTAAAGATGTAATAGTCTCGTTGACGAGACCTAATATAAATAAAATTATGAAAACAGACACAGACATAACACAGGTAACAAGATTTATGTACTTCGCATACAACTTTCCAATAGGTTGGATGGAAAAGGTATGGGCAGATGATGAACATTTACTTAACCACTTTCAAGATAAGTGGGCAGGAGGTACAGCAAAATGTGGTACATATAGATTCTTTGATTTCTATATGAACCTAGATGCACAAAATAAAGATAAGTTAGTACATTGGATTGACAATAATTATAAACCATAAAATAAATAAATATGACAGTAGCAGAAAGTAGAGACAGATTAAGAGATAGATATATCGATTGGTATATGACAATTCATAACCTACCAACCAATGAAGACGCAACGTACACTTGGTGGGAAATGGAGAAAGATTGTTATGAGTGGTGCGATAAAGAAAGAACATATGTACCAATGAGTGAAACCAAAACTCTAATGATTATGAGACAGTGGTTTAGAAGACAGAAAAATTTATATAAATAATAAAACAAATGGAAGATAAAAATGAACGTAATGGTGTAGTATATCCTTTTGAGGAAGGAAATGACTACTGGACTATAGAAGATGGTGAGGTAATATGGTCTTGTTGGGATGATGGAAGTGAGGAAATGCACGATAAAAATCCAAACAAAAAATATTTTAGGACAAAAGAATCTGCTATTAATTATTTAAAACAATAGAACAAATGGAAACAACAACGATTAAAATAACTAGACAGGAGTTAATTATTATTCAAGACCTAGTATCAAAGGAAAGGTTTAAGTTGATGGCTTTAGATGTCAACGATGAGTTAGATATAGTTAAAGATTTAAGTTTAAGATTATATAAAAAAGTTAAACAAAAGTTTGAATAGAAATAATAAAGTATTATTTTTGATAAACATAAAAACAAATAGAACAAATGAAGAAAGAAGCATTCAATAATTATGCTGAGGCAATAGCACAGCAGTTTCATTTAAGCTTAGATAGTTTATTTGAAAAGACAAAGAAGCGTGAGATAACAGACGCAAGACAACTGTTATACTATCTGTGTATGGAGAGACCAATTAGGATAAGTTATATCCAAAGATTCTTAGAGGATAACGGGTACTCGGTGGCTCACAGTACAATCATTCATGGCTACAAGAAAGCTAAGGAGTTGATTGATAGCGACCAGGATTTTAAAGATATAGTCAAGAAGATTCAAGATGTATAGTAAGGAGGATATATTTAATCAAATCAAATCCGATGCCTCTGCAATAAAAAGTCCAATGCCTCATGGTGAGGGTTATATAAACCTAGGAATAAAGGTGCAGAAGTTTGGGGATACCATAGAGATTATAAACTTAGCTAGAAGTGGTACATACTACGTACCTTGTACTACGTATGAAGAGACATACTTTTTTAATTATGGGTACAAAGAGGGTGCAGTGAGGTTATGTATAGCTAACACCAAGCGAAAGCTAAAAACGGTAGAAGATAAGATAAGGGGGGAGGTGACAACCCGTAGGAACAACAAGCATATTATGTCACTGAAAGCAAGACGAGAAGGACTGCTTAATAAATATGCAGAACGTAAATTACAATTAAATAAAATCACAAATGACAAAGAAAGAAATAATTAAATTTCTAGAAGACAATTCAAAGGAATTATTTTTAGAGACCTTAAGGAATAAGGTTGACTCAAAAGCACACAAAGATAATTTAATAAGGTGGGCAACTGCTCATAAGATATTAAAGAAAGTCAATCCCGATTTTGATGAAAACATAGAGTGGGCAGAACTAGAATATAAGCACACAAAAAAAGTTAAAGAGTTTTTTAAAACTAAAGAGTCTCGACCTTATTTTTGGAAAGGATTATTTGAAGGAAAATTACCTACACATATAATTAAATAATAAATAAAATAAAATCAAATGGAAAAGAAAAATGTATTTAAAGAACTATCCTCGATAGATGTATCATCGAAGATAGAAAAGAAAGGTCAACTAGATTACATCAGTTGGGCAAACAGTTGGGCGATGTTAAAGAATAAATATCCTAATGCCCAACGTATGGTGTATGAGTCAGAACATACCGGACTAAACTACCATACCGATGGTAACACTGCGTATGTAAAGGTTGGTATCAAGGTGGGAGATATAGAACATATAGACTACCTACCCGTTATGAACTTCCGTAACCAATCTATCCCCGTAGATAAGATTACAAGTATGGATGTGAACACTGCAATACAACGTAGTACTACCAAGGCTATAGCTATGCATGGCTTAGGATTAAGTCTATGGATTGGTGAGGACACTAAGGTATCTACCCCATCTGCACCAGTAAGTAAGACACCTATACCATCTAAAGATGCAGTAATAGAACTGAAGATTGGGGATAATAATTGGGAGAAGGTACTTAAGTATATAGCATCTAATAAAGATATTGGTCTATCTAAAATCGTTAAGAACCTAGAGACTAAGTATAAGATAAAGCCTTTAGTAAAGAAAGAACTCTCTAAACATATCAAGTAATGGAAGCATTAAAGTTATTGAAGGATGACTCCCATTATTATGGAGAGTTAGGGAGACAGTATTTATCTAACTCAGATATTATTACACTACTGAATGACCCTAAGAATTTCAGAGAAGAGAAACTAATGAGCAAGGCAATGCTCATTGGTAGATACTTCCATACTGCTATGCTTGAACCACACAAGATTGAGAGTGAAGAGTTTGTAAGTATAGATGCATCGAGTCGTAACACTAAACTTTATAAGGAAGGATTACAGTATTACAATAGAGACTTAATGATGCTTAACAAAGAGAAGCAGGATATAGACAAGGCAATACAGACGATGCAGTCTAACCTAGAGTTTCATGATGCTATCTATGAGGATGGTAATGAGTTTGAGGTACCGGCAATAAAAGAGTTGTTTGGTATAGCGTGGAAAGGTAAGGCAGATATTATCACTAAGGATATAATCATAGACCTAAAGACCACAAGTAATATAAAAGACTTTAGGTACTCAGCTAAGAAGTATAACTACGATAGCCAAGCGTGGCTATACAATCAGTTGTTTGGCAAGTCATTAGTATTCTATGCTATAGATAAGACAACGTTTGAGTTAGGAATTTTTGAACCGAGTGAAACATTTTTAGAGTATGGAAAAAATAAAGTTGAAAGAGCACTGGAGATATACAATAAGTTTTATGGTGACAGTGCTACGGAGAATGTCGAGAACTATATCATTAAAGAAATTCTTTAAGAGACAAAGAGAAGGGGTTATGTTTTTGGAAATTCCAACACAAATCACAACCCAAGCTGAACGTGATAGATTCATGGAGGCAACAATGGAAAAGTTGGAAAGAATAATTTATAAAAAATAATTTTTATTATGGCAGAAGAAAAAATCTATGTCGGAAATGGTGTGTCAAAATTTGACGGACAGATGGTAAGTATGAGTGTATGTCTTAGTGACCTACCAAAGGAACACATGTTTGAGTACAACGGTAAGCGTTACATCAAACTAAATGTGTCTGCAAAGAGAGACGGTGCAGATGATTATGGTAAGACTCACTATGTTACTGTCGATACTTTTAAACCGGAACCAAAGAAAGAAGAGCCTAAACAACAAGAGGCTGACCTACCTTTCTAATTATGTAAACACCGAGAGAAAGGGTCTCGTTGACGAGACCTTTTCTTTTGCTTACCTTATGTTGATATGTCGATTTCAAATGATTCTTATATAGCTTATATATTTTTCTTATTTATATATATATTTTTATTTATTTATTTATTTATTTATTAACATATTAACATAAAGAATATAGAAGTACTATAAATACTAGAAAGTAAGTAACATAAAATCAACATGAAACATAACAGTGATTTTAAATATGACCTTGAGGTTGGTAGAGTAGCAGAAAGAATACTAGAAAAATTGTTAGAGAATAAAACAATTGAAGTAAAAAGAGACCTACAGGCTATTAATACAGGTAACATATATGTGGAGTATGAGAGTAGAGATAAACCAAGTGGCTTAGCCCATACTAAGGCAGACTATTACTGCTACTTTATTACAGACGGTAGAATGTTTTTAATAGAGACAGAAGAACTAAAAGAACTTTGCAGAAAATATATCGGAACAGACAGAGATAGGAGAGGTGGGGATTCAGATACAAGTAAAGGAATATTATTACCCTTAACAGACTTAATTAAATAAAATGGAAGTAACAATTTTTAAAGACATCAAGGATACATCTCAACCATTCTACAGAGATGTACAAAAGATAATAGAAAGAATAAGAGACGGTGCATCAAAAGATATCGTCAAAGAAATCAGAGATGAATCCGATAAACAAAAACGAAACGACATTAAACAACAGCTACCCGCTATATGTTTTAGTGGTAAGTTTTCAAAGCGAAATGATTCATCCCTACTGGAGCATAGTGGTCTAATATGTTTAGACTTCGATGGCTATGAATCCGATAAGCTATTACTAGAGGAGAAAGAAAGCTTAACTAAGGATAGGTATACCTACTCTGTATTTATATCACCTAGTGGTATGGGACTAAAGGTATTAGTAAAGATACCTGCTGAGGTAGATAACCATAAGAAATTTTTTACATCCTTGGAGAAACATTTTAACTCTCCATACTTTGATAAGACATGTAAGAATGTATCAAGGGTATGCTATGAGTCTTATGACCCACTGATATATATCAATGAGCAGTCTAGTGTATTCAATACTATTATTGAGCAGGAGTATCAAGAGGTTATTAGACATAAGGATAAACAGACTATACCAATTACAGATGAGAAGAAGATTGTAGAGATACTAATGAAGTGGTGGGAGAGGAAGTATGGATTTAAAAGTGGTGAGAGAAATAATAATATATTTATACTAGCATCAGCATTCAATGACTTTGGTGTAACACAGACCGTAGCAAGTTATGTTATGAATACATTTGTATCTGATGACTTTACCGAAGCAGAATTAAAACGTACGATTAACTCTGCCTATGCACAGACACAGAACTTTGGTACGAAATACTATGAGGATGAGGAGTTGGTGGCTACCGTTAAACAAAAGATACGTAGAGGTTTATCTAAGAAGGAAATAAAGAATACTATAGAAGAAAAGAACACAGATGTAGATGATGTAGTTATAGATAATGTACTTCGTAGACTAGAGGAGGAGCAAGACGAAGAAAGGTTTTGGACAAAGAGTGAAAAGGGTGTGGTAAAGATAGTACATATATCATTTAAGAACTTCTTAGAAGACCATGGTTTCTATAAGTTTAGTCCCGAAGGTAGTAACAACTACGTGTTTGTTAAGGTTACTAACAACCTTATCGAACACGCATCAGAGAAACAGATAAAAGATTTTGTACTTAACTTCTTATTAGATGTAGACGATACCTCTATCTATAATTACTTTGCAGAGTGTACCCGATATTTTAGGGAAGAGTTTCTTACATTACTATCTTCATTAAAGGTATTCTTTATTGAGGACACCAAAGATACAGCATACCTTTACTATAGTAACTGTGCTGTAAAGATTACTAAGGATGACATTGTACCCATAGACTACCTAGATTTAAATGGGTATGTATGGAAGGACCACGTTATCAATAGGGTGTTTGATATATGTGAGGTTACCAACTGCGACTACCAGGTATTCATAAATAATATTGCAGGGGAGAGTGATGCACGTACAAGGTCTATGGAATCTACCATTGGTTTCTTATTACATGGTTGGAAGAACCTATCCTACTGCCCGGCTACTATCTTAAACGATGAGGTTATATCAGACAACCCGGAGGGTGGTACGGGTAAAGGATTATTTATGACAGGGCTAGGACACATGAAGAAGCTTGTAGTAATTGATGGTAAGAGTTTTAATTTTGAGAAGTCTTTTGCCTATCAGTTAGTGTCGGCAGATACACAGATACTATGCTTTGATGATGTACATAAGAACTTTAACTTTGAAAAGCTATTCAGTGTAGTAACAGAGGGGTTGACACTAGAAAAGAAAAACAAGGATGCTATCAAGATACCATTCGCTAAGTCACCTAAGGTTGCTATCACCACCAACTATGCTATACGTGGTAAGGGTAACTCCTTTGCTAGAAGGAAGTGGGACCTAGAGTTAAATCAATTTTATAACAAAGAGTTTACACCATTAGTTGAATTTGGTAAGCTGATGTTTGGTGAGTGGAACGATAACGACTGGTGTCAGTTTGATAACTACATGATACAATGTCTACAGTTATATCTTGAGCATGGGTTACTGAAGAGTGAGTTTATAAACCTTAAGACTAGAACGTTAGTTGCCGATACCTCTCATGCATTTATCGAGTGGTGTGGTATACTAGATACTAAACCTCACCCTAAATTATTAAAGAACAAGAGGATATATAAGAATGATTTATATGTAGACTTTACGGATGAGTATCCCGACTACGCACAGCGTGGTGCCTCGGCTGTAAGTAGAAATAAATTTGGTAAGTGGTTGATGTCTTATGCAGAATATAAGTATGGATGTCAAGCATTAGAGGGTAGAGATATGATGGGTAGATGGATTGAGTTTGTAACGAAATCATATTATGAAAAGCAAAAAGATATAAATATATGATACAGTTAAGAGACTATCAGAAGGATATAGTTAACAAGGGGTTAGATATAATAAATCGATATAGGTTTTTATATCTAGCTATGGAGGTTAGAACAGGTAAGACATTAACAAGTTTAGGTATTGCGGATAGGATGAAAGATGTAGAGAACGTACTGTTCTTAACAAAGAAGAAAGCTATAAGCTCTATTGTGAAAGACCATGAGATGATGTGTCCTAACTCTATATCATTGTTTGTTATAAACTATGAGAGTATACACAAGGCTCCCGATATTAAATGGGATATGGTTATATGTGATGAGGCCCATGGTATGGGTGCGTTTCCTAAGCCAAGCGGTAGAACAAAAAAAGTTAAGGAGGTGATTAATAAAAGTAATCCTTACGTCATCTTGTTGAGTGGGACTCCAACACCGGAGTCTTATTCACAGATGTATCACCAGGTATATTTTATACCAACTAATCCTTTCACATCTTACCGTAGCTTCTATAAGTTTGCTCATGAGTATGTTAATGTAGTACAGAAAAAAATAAACGGTCTATACATTAATGATTACTCAAGAGGTAAACAAAGTATATTAGATATGATGTCACCATTTACGATTAGCTTTACACAGAAGGATGCAGGTTTTGTTGTGGATACCACAGAGAATATATTAGAGGTTGATATCCTTGACTCTACCCATCAGATTATAAACAAACTAAAAAAAGATTTAGTTGTTGAGGGAAATGAGGAGGTTATACTAGCGGACACTGCAGTGAAACTTATGATGAAGGTACATCAGCTATGTAGTGGAACTATAAAGTTTGAGAGTGGTAACTCTATGGTTTTAGATTTAAGTAAGGCAGAGTTTATAAAGAAACATTTTAAAGGTAAGAAGATAGGAATCTTTTACAAGTTTAAGGAAGAGCTTAACGCAATCAAAGAAGTGTTTAATAAAGATATCTGTCAAGACCTGGAGTGTTTTAATACTACCGATAAAAACATTGCACTACAGATTGTTAGTGGGCGTGAAGGCATATCTCTAAAAGAAGCTGACTGCTTGGTATATTATAACATAGACTTTAGTGCAACATCCTATTGGCAAAGCAGAGATAGGATGACTACTAAGGATAGGTTAAAAAATAATATCTATTGGATATTTAGTAGGGGTGGTATAGAACAAGAAATATATAAGGCAGTTATTAAAAAAAAAGACTATACCCTTAAACACTTTAAAAGAGATTTCGTACATTTGCTACATGACCGAGCAGCAGATTCAAAGTAAAAGAATAAAAGAATTAGAGGCCCAAGGTTATTATGTTATCAAGTTAATCAAGACCAATAAAAATGGTATACCCGACTTGCTAGCTATCCCTCCTAACTGTGAGGTGTTATTCTCAGAAATAAAAAAAGATAATGGGAAAGTTTCCCGCTTACAAGAATATAGATTAAAAGAACTAGAAAAACATGGATGTAAAACAGAAGTATACAACGGAGTTGTTTGATGTAACAGATGATTTTGTAGATGGACTACAAGAATTAGATATAAGAACAGGAATAAAAATTGCAAGGTTTATTAACGAGAACCTAGGTAAAGTAAAGACTAACGAACTAGTTTCTACAGTGTTAGGTGGTGTTGTTATGAATGACCAGGATGAACCAATCACTTTTGCATTAGAGGTTATAAAAGATACCTCGTCTCAACCATTACTATCGGATATACAGTTGGTAGATATGGATGAGTTTTTAGATTTACTTAACTTAAATAAAAAAACAAATGGATTCAATCAAGGTAAGGACAGTTAAATATATTGTCGGTAAAAAATTAAACTTAGATTTAAATAAGACAAGTCGTAAGTTTGAATATGTAAAGGCACGAATGATGTGCTATAAAATTTTACGAGAGCAGTGTAACTTTTCCTTAGCAGACATAGGAAGATACTTTAAAAAAAATCATGCTACCGTTTTACATTCTCTAAAAGAATTTGAGGCAGTATGTATCTACGATAAAAAATTTAAGGAAGATTATAAAGAGGTGGAGAAAATGTGGTGTGACCCCGAGCGTGAAGAGACGGGAGGAATAAGCACTGTATTTAAGTTAGATATTAACGATGCTTTAAAAAAATTAAACATGGAATGTGCTTATTTATCTAATGCTGTAGAAAGATTGATGCATAATATGAACACCCTTCATAAAGAAATAAAAGAAAAATATTTGGAATTAGAAAAAAAATAATTACTTTTAGCTATTACTTTCTGTAAGTGATTCATAATTGGTTAAAGGTTGTCTAGCTAGTTTAACTTGGGAGAGTGGGTTAGGCAACCTTTTTTTAAAGAACAATGGACTGTCGATATAAAATACAAGATATAGAAAATATACTAGGGTTTACCTCTTGGTCTGACAAGAAAAAGATTGATACCCTTTTACATATTGATTGTAATATGTATGCCCGACTTGGCGTTGATTCTTTAATTAAAGAAAGAAAAGAAACCAAACAACAATCCAAAAAAATTTACAAAGCAATAAAAGAAATTAATGTAGAGATGGGTAAGTCCCTACTGCAAGCAATGGATGTGTAATGTCAAGAGTAGCAACCGAAGATATAGAGATGATTGCACATGTAGAGTTTATATGTAGCAACATCCACGACTTCGGAGATAATCTTTACGAAGACCTAATGGATAGGAACCATGACCAGGCAAAGCATAAAGCTAAGGAGTTGATAGAGGTATTGAATGATTTAATACAGTCGCTTACTGAAGACATCTAATGCCTTACAAAAACAAGGAAGACCAGGCGGCTGCATCTAAGCGGCATTACGAGGCTAACAAAGCCAAGATAATAGCTAGGTCTAGTAGATGGTCTAAGAAACAAAGAAAAAAGAATAGAGAGTTTATAAAAGAATACAAGAGCAACCACCCTTGCGTGGACTGTGGAGAGACTAACCCATTGGTATTAGACTTCGACCACGTGAGAGGGGAAAAGAAAAGAAATATATCAGACATGGCACATGCGTGCTGCTCTATCAATACTATTATAAAAGAGATGGAGAAGTGTGATATACGATGCTCTAACTGTCACAGAATAGCAACATATAATAGAAAGAACAATGGATAAAGAAATGTTAATGGAAGAGCTAACAGATAATGAGTGTCTGGTAGCAGATGGATTTGATAGTGCCTTGATAGGTATAAGCGAAGGCATGAATCCTGTAGCAATATACGATGTTGATAAATGTATACAGGTGCTCATGGAAGATGAAGGCATGACAGATGAAGAAGCCTTAGATTACTTTTATTATAATACCGTAGGTGCATACGTAGGAGAAAAGACCCCACTATTTATACGTATGGTTGAATAATAAATTATTCTCTCTCTATAAATTCTTCTTCCTCAAACTCTACATCATCAAACTCTGGTGATATATCTTCTTCTATAAATTCTTGCTCTTCAAATTCCATTCCTTCATCGTCACCCGAATCTTTATCTTTTTTAGATTTCTTCTTACTTGCGGATTTCTTTCCAGCTCCAGGTCTGTAAGACTTAGATATTCCTAGTAAATCATACATACTCTCTTCAAAGTCTTCAGTGTCCGAGCCTATCCCTAAATTAAATAAACCAATAAAAGGGTCTACTCGTGTGCCTAATATTATTTCTGTTATAGGTTTAACGCTACCCCATATGTTTCCATATTTTTTTACATCCTTAGTAAGTTGGTATCCTACACTTAGAAAAGGATTGATTATAGCATTATTAAATTTACGTTTTTTCTTGTATTCTTTTTCGGAGTCTAGTCCTGCAATAAGTCGTTCAAATAAATCCCACTCTTCTATAGCTGCTCCTAGTACTGGCATTTGATATACAAGGTTAGCACCCATTAATGCTTTTTGAACCTTCTCCCAATATTCTTCCTGGTCTTCATCATCACCCATTAATAGTTTACTTAGATTAGACACTCCAATAAACAAAGCATTTGCTATTGCTACATTTAAATAGAAAGCCCTGATATCTTTTCGTCTAGGTTTCTCACCCTGTTTAATACTACGCATAATGTTTGTCATACTAGACAACGCTTTATTTATCTGTAAGAAAACCACACTACCAAACATAGTGAAGGTACGTGTGAGATAATTTTTACTTAGTTGTATCGGTGCTTTTTCTGTACCTCTTCGGGTTTGCTGAGTAGCGTTATAGTTATTTAATTTTGTTACTGCCTCGTCTAGTGGCATACCATTTTTAATATCTCTATTAAAGTTTACCATGTATCCCATAACTCCAAGTATATCTCCTATACTTGTTGGTAATCCAGCCGCAGTCTTAAAACCTCTACCTATAATACCCGCTCTATTCATCTTTTGACTTACAGGTTTAAATAAACTTTGACCTGACTCTAAGGCATATATCTCTCCTTTCATACCCTTCTCTATCCTATCTCTAAAGGTAGCAGATACATCCATAGCCTTACGTATAGGACCTTTAACGCCAGGCACCACCATACCAATTATATCTTTAGTTATTCCTGCATACGTAGAAGCCACATCTACTGTAAACATTAATGGGTCTATTAATGTACGGACTGCAGCAGGTACGTTAGAACCTTTCTTAAAAAAGCTATAGTCCTCATAAGCATTCACAAAAGATGTAGCCTGCTTAGGTATCTGTACTATTTTAAATGCTAACGAGAAACCAATAAACCTATTCTGCATCCAATTTAAAAATTTATTATCTATTATCTCTTTAGATAAAGCATAAGGGTTAACCGTATTATTAATTGTAATGTTTAATACTTTTCTAATTTGTAATCTATTTATTAGATTAGACACATCATTATTCTTCATGAATGCATTAATATTACTAACGGGAATAGCATATGCTTTGTATTTCTCCATACTCATCACATGGTTTTCTAGGGTTTGTGTAAAGTCAGAAGCTGTAAGTTTTATATCAGACTCTTTATCTACCCTGGCCTTAAAAGCAGGAGCTGTTTCAGCTTGAAAAATAGAATTAAACTCACCTTGTTTAACCATATCTTTAGTAACATCACCCCGTTCGGTCTGAGTAGGAAAGTAGTTATCTATCTTTGGTAGGTTAATATTATTTATACTAGAGTATACATTGTTTACCCCTTCATAGTAAGAGTTACTCAAGAACTCTACTAACCCATCCGTAAACTCTACAATCTCCTTACCTAGTATCTCTTTTATTTCAGCTATCTTCTTATCATCAATCCCCTGCTTTTCAAGCTTCGCTCTTTGAACATCATTTAAGCTTAAAGCATAGATACGCATAAGCTCATCTGGTGTAAAGTCTATTTTTTCTACATTATCTGTATCAGTATTTTTTACTCGGAAGGAATAAGTTTTATTTTTTCCTTTAAATAATAATCTTTTTATACCGTTATAACCTTCTTTAACACCCACTCGTTTAGCGATATCATCTATCTTAGCACGTGTTTCAAATGCCCCTTTCAACTCTTGTTCATTAGCGTTATTTAAACTATCATATATTACTTTTCTAAATACATTCAACCCTTTAGTAGCATTATCTAGTAGATTAGTAAGTGTACCAAGATGTCTGAACTGATTTTTAGCAGTTTCTATACTACTACTCACTCTACTATAATTAAACAGTTTCGTAAATTGTTTCCATCCCTTCACAAACTTTCCTTGTCTAAAAGCTTTGTATATATCTTTACGTCTTTGATTAAATTCAGTGTCATTTAATATTTTTCCATCTTTATTATATAGCTCAGGATTAGTATCCTTTATCTGCTCACTAGCCTCCTCATTTATTTTCTTTCTTCTTTCTGCTCTAACTTCTTTGTTTATCTTAAGCTGTGCACGTGAGTCTTTTGCTGTGTCTTGTAGTGTTTTAATTATAGATTTAACTTCTTCTAAACTTTTTTCTTGGATACCTTCCAATAAGTCTAGAGCTACCAACGTATTTAAATCTTTTTGTTCATCTACTGTAAGCGTTTCTTTTAAAATAATTTCATCTATCTCCGCTTGCCTATCTAAGAAGTCCTGTTTTAGTTTCTCAATCTTATCTATATCTCCATCTAATATTATTTTAAGGATAGGTTTCATATCTTTAAAAAATTGTATACCTTCTTTATCTAACTTACCTTTACTTCTTATATTTCCACTAGAAGTTTTTTTGGTTGTTGTATTATTTTTTACAAAGATTCGTATATCGTTTATTAGCTTGCTTTTTATTTTCTTTTCTTGAGTTTTTACTTTCTCTATAATCTTATCTACCTTCACTGCAAAGTTAGCTGGAGTAGTTGTCTCTATATCTTTTATAAAACTATTAATCTGAGCTACACTATACCCTAAGTCTTTAGGTAGGCTGGCTCTAATAAACTGTCTAAGCTCTCTCTGTTTAGTTCTAATAGTTTTGTCTGTAATCTTTATCTGCTTAAGGTTTCTTTTAATATTTTCTAACTCTTTTCGTACAGACTTTTCTCTAAACCTAACACCTAGATTTTCTTTTAGATTATTCTGGAAACCAAGTATAATCTTTTGCTGTGTCTCGTTAGATTGTTTTTTGTATATAGGGTTTTCTTTTATAATCTCTAACGCCTTAACCTGTATTTCTTTAGGGGTTTTGGTTCTAACACCTGGCTTACCTTTACCTCCACGTGGACCTTGTATAGCAAACTTAGACACCTTATCCATGGTGTCTTGATATAATTTAATAGCTTGAGTTATACCTCCTTCTATACCCATAAATTCTTTTGGTAAAGTATCTTGATAATTAAAAGGTTCTACTTGATTAAGAATCTTAAACTCCATTGCTTCATTTATATCCTTGAGTTTAAATTTCTTTTCTTTTAATACCTCTATGATAGCCTCATCAGAATAATTATTATCTCTACCTATCTTTATAACCTGGTCTATAGTATTACTAGATGGGGTACTCATAAGTTGTAATGCGTCTGAGAAAGATTTAACCTCAGCCTCTACAAACAACTCGTTCTCTGATAGCAGGTCTACTGCTACAGACTCTACGAACTCCTCAAATGTCATGTTCTGCAACTGCTCTGCAGTAACCTTAGATATACCAACTAACTTTTTAACGTAGTCAAATAAATCTTTTAACCATGTCTTGAAACTTCTCTCCTGTGCAGCAGTAGCAAAAGCTTCTCCTTGGTCACCGATAGCTGTAGCTAATGCCTCCTCTCTGATGTATTTATTTATCTCCTCCTCAGTAGAGCCATCCTTACGCATCTTTTTTATTACTCGCTGATAATCTGCATTATCTTTTATCTGCTGTATATAGTCGGAGTTCTCTACTAGCTCCATACCTTTCTTGTATAGCTCAGGTCTTCCTTCCTTTACAGTGTTCAACCATATGTGACCAAACTCATGCACTGGTGTATTAAAGTTTTCTAATGCAGGATTAAGAAATAGCTTGCCCTCGTATACTGCACCATATATCTTTTGGTTTTTAGTAGATAAAGCCTTAGCATTTAAATCTTTTAGTAGTGCATCGAACTCTTGTTCTGTAGCTACAATCTCTACAGAAGGGAATGCTTTAGATAGCTTACGCACAAACTGTGTGTACTGAACAGCGGTAGGCTCGGTAACCTCAAAAGCTGTCGATGCCTTCATTGTTGCTGAACGATATGCATTACTTCGTGCTTCCTTAGCAGTTATCTTTTTATCTATATCCTTTATATCTTTTATATTCCCAAACTTCTTAGTAATAAGAGTAGTAGTTTTTGTCTTGGTACTTTTTGGTATTACCTCTGAACTCTCCTCTTTATTTGTCTCACCTTTTTTTATTAAGGTTACAGTACGAGTCTTGTTAGGATTATTAGAAACCTTCACTACTCTTTCTTCACCATCTATATCTACCTTATAAGTCTCTCTCTTTTTAATAAGACCTGCAGTTTTTAGGTCTATAGTATTCTTATAGTTCTTGTTAAGATTCCAGAACGGAACTGTCTCCTTCATTATACCTATTGCCTTACCTCTAATATATATTGGGTAGTTGGTATGAGATGGTAGACCTTCTGCCTTCTGTTGCTCTGGTGTTATTAATGCCTCACTTCTAGTAGCTTTTGTTATAGGGTTACCCTTCTTATCTGTAACCTGTAGCACTGTAGTTATGGCACCCATAGGTAGGTCACTTACAAACTGCTCTACATTCTCTTGTCTAATAGACTCCTGGCTTATACCTTTATCTTGAAAAAGCTTACCAACCTTTGTGTCAGCCTTAACATCTGCAGATGGTAACACAGCCTTGAATATCTTTGCTCTATCGTCCACACCTAACTCTGCAAATCCCTCAGCAAACTCATCTATATTCTTAGACTCCTGTATCTTTTTATTTGTCTTAATTTTTTTACCTAACACATCTTCCTTCATAGCCTCAAAAATCTCAACAGAGTTATCCGCTGTCTTAACCTTTTCAATTAATGTGTTAAGGTTAACAGTGTTAGAATCTAAGGCAGATGGTTTCATATTAAAGACCACAGTGTAGTCTCCTTTTATTGCACCATCTATAATCTTATTAGCAGCAGTCGTATCAATAGAAGCCCATGCAACCTTACCAAACAATGAATCCATCAAAGGAAAGAAAGGGCCTCCCATTTGTTTAGGTTTACCCTCTTTATCTAAAGCCTTTTCATCTACCTTTAACTGGTCAGCCATCACAAGATTTATCTTCTTGCCTACCAATTCTTTTAGACCCATCTTCTTTACCTTGTTCGCTAGCTCTGTATTCTCTGTAATAGTTATAGGTATAACATTAGCTGGAGCTGGTTCGTCTACTACCTCTGCTTTCTCTTCTAACTCAGGAAGCTTCTCATTCATCTTTGCTTGAGCCGCCTTAACTAATGAGTTCATCTTCTCTTCTGATACAGTCTTCCCATCTAACTGAAGCTGTACGGTAGCATCATTATTTAAAACCTCGATTAAATCGGAAGCTTCTTTTTTTATTAAAACCTCCTTTTGATGTAGCCCTTCTGCAAATTTTTGTACACTAGCCTTACTAGTCTTTTGCTTATTAGCTACCATTCTTTTCTTAGCCTCTCTTTTGTAGGCTGTTTTTTGTTTAGGAGTTAGGTCAACAAACTCTTCTACTACTTCCGTCTTAAGGATTTCTGTCGGCGTTTCTTGAACACCTTTTTCAATCTCTGCTTCGGTCGTACCTTCTCCGGTAGTGATGATGGATTCGGTGTCTCCTTCAACCACTGGTCCACCCACTGTGGTTTGTTCTTCCTCAACCACCTCAGTTGGGCCTTGCTTTGTACTGGCATCTTCTTCAGTTTTAATTAATGAATCTTTATTTATTTCTTTATCAAATAATGCGTAACTAATTACTGCTTTTTCATCTATTGTACCCGCAGGTCTCTCTACAAAAAGAGCACCATCAAAACCTGCATTTTCAATGTGCTCCATAAACTGACTACCTGCAGCCCAATCATTTAAACCATCTCTTCCCTCTGCACTTTTTCTCATGGATGCTACATAATTATTGTAATCCTTTAACGCATCCTCTTTAGAATCATATTCTATTTCTAGTTCCTCATTATTATTTAAAAATCCTTGCTTTAATCTTTCAACATGCTCTTCATTCCTTAGGTCGAATAGATTATTTTTCTTTTCTTCAGTTATAGTAAGCTCAGTAACAGTTCCTTCAGGACCTGCTCCTTTATATCCCTCTGCATATTTTTTAGAAGGAGTTAAAAATATAGCACCTGACTGTCCTTTTTTAATAACACCTCCTTCTATAGGTGTAGGAGAACCATGATATACTACTTCCGTTTTCTCACTAACCTCTTCTACTTTACCTTCTTTCTTTACCTCACCTTCAATAGTCTCCTTTACTACCTCTTTCTGTGTATCTTCAATAGTATTAATTACATCATCGACACGTTTCTTTTGGTCGGCATTTAACTTATTATATCGTGCCTTAACATCACTAGGCTGCATCATTCCAAAAGCAGTACCCATAGCAAAAGACCCTACAATAAACTTCATGTTCTCATCAAAGTCTCCAAACCTTTCTGTAGCCGCTTCCCAAAATCCTTGGTCTCCTAGATTACTATTATATAACTGAGTAAGCTCTTGTATTGTTTCTTCAGCTACCTCACCTTGACCTCTAGAAATAATCTCCCCTGCACGTTGAATAAGGTATACAGCACGTTTACCTTCTTTACCAAACTTACTAGCTACAGATTTTACTAGCGTGCTAACAGGTATTTTACCTGCCACCTTTTGTATAAGTTCGCCACCTAACGTACCTAAAAATCCACCCTCAAAACTTAACTCTTCTTGTTGATTATCAAATACAATTCCTGCTGTCTCAAATTCCACACCCTGTTGTAAAGCTTTTTTAACAAACCTACGAGTAGCGTTTTTATCCATAGCTTTGTTGTAATTCTTTGCTATCCTTTTAACTAAGGCATCTTGGGTTGTCATTTTTTTCAAACCTGTTCCTCTCTTTGTAATACCAAGAGTACCTACTATAGCAGAAGTAGAACCACTCATGTCTCCCCAAAATTCAAACGAATCTAAATCTGTTTCCGTTATCTTCTCTAATTGTTCTACTATATCTTCTTCGGTATAGTCATCTGCTGTGACACCTAATTCAGGAAGACCTCTCAATTGGTCTTGTATCATACCCGTTTGGGATTTAATTCCAGACTCACCCACTAAACCTTTAGCAAAGGCCGCACCAAACGCATCAAAGAAATTACTATCTTCTTTAGATATACCAGGAGTATTAGTTAAAAGAATAGGAGCTAGGTTATTTAAGAGCTCTCTGTTAGCAAGCCACTCTTTTTCTTTTTTACCTACGTTTAAACCAAGCTCTTTAACATTTAATAGTCTTCGTGCTCCTCTACCCATCGCACCTAATATTGACCCTTCACTAAAACCACCCTCTTCTCTCAGACGATTAGTCTCTTCTCTTAATTGATGGTAAGCTCTTTGAAATTGCTCATAACTACTAAGTCCTTCTATCTTCTCACTAAACGCTGCTCTTGCAGATGGAGATAACTCCATTGCTACTTTTGTTTGCTCTATAATTTCGTCAGGACTTGTTTTTAATATACTTGTAACTTGAGTACCTTCCGCTAGTATTTCGTCACGCATCTTATCTGCATCCGCTTCAGTTTTTTTAATCCTTGCAGCGAGGTCTTTATATTCAGTAGAGTTTTTATCTAATGTTGCAAGTTTAGCTTGAGCATTTCGTATTCGAGTTACTAGCTTTCCAAACGTTTCTCTTTTCTCTGTTACACCGTCTCTATAAGTTGCGATGCTATTATCTTCTGCCGCTTGCACTGCATTAAGTAAAGACTTAACATCCATTTTTATAACTTCTTTAGCTGAATCATCAACCCCTTCTTTAAAGTTAACACTACCATCACTGTTTAATGAATCTATAAGAGGTTGATTGGCTAAATACTTATCTAACTTTCTTTTAGCGGTATACAACATTTTTACCATCTCGACATCACCCTCTCCATTTAATTCATAATTTTTTAACTCTGCGTCATTAAGGTCTATTATATATTGTTTTTTATTTTTTCCCTCGTATGCAGCTCTAACATCTAATTTTTTATCGAAAGAAGTGTTATCCATTTTACCTTGAAGCCTTGTGTATTCCTCTTCAAGAATGTTATATTTTTCCCTACTTGTTTTTCCTTTATCGAATAATGTTTTATTTGCAAATTCCTGAAAAGTTTTTATATCATTTAACTCCTCAGCTGTAGCCTTGTCTCCTATAAAATATCTAGCAACATCTTGTTCCGCTAACGTTTGATATTCACCTAAAACTCTATTGATTGTATCATCTGAAACCTTTTGGTCAACTTTAAATTTTGGTCTTTGTACATCACTAGAAGAAGACGCCATTCCTATAGTACTTAAAAGACTAAATATACTTCTAGGTTCGCTAGTCTGTTCCTCTTCAACCAAAGTAAATGTACCTAGTTTCTCTTCCTCTGTAGGGGTTCTAGATAATGACTCATCAAACTCTCTAGTTTTTTGGGTTAACCTTAAAGCTGAACCTGTAGCCTGAGTTTGCTCAAACTTCTCTTGATTTATAAGCTCACTATACCGCTCTTCTATTTCTTGGTGTTTCTCAGGTGCTGAGTTTTTTAACTCTTGTTCTTTTGCAGCTTCAAGACCTGCTATATTTTCTTCTGATTGTGCTGTAGTAACACCATATTTTTTATCCCACTCCTCTTGAGCCACTTTTAATGAGGCCGCCTCCATCATGTTATTTATGTTGTAAGAATTTCCTGTTAAAGGATTAATACTTTCATTTGTAGGTCTAACATTTTCAGGAGTAGGTATTTTTAAACCTTCTAAATTTAAATCCTTAGTCTCCTCAATACCTCTATCTTGTTCTTGTATTTTCGGTGAACCATCTGTAATAACATCTTCTTCGACTACGGCATCAACATCAACTTCTTTTTCGGAAGACTCCGATGTACCAATGTTTTCCTGAACGTCCTCGATAACAACATCCGTATCTTCCTCTTGAGAAATAGGTTGAGATTCGTCTTTTTTTTTTAAACCGAATAAATCAGATAAGTCTTCTTCAGAACCCTTATAACCTTGACTAACAAAATATTCATGTGTTTTTTCAAGGGCACTACTATTTGTATTTAATAATTCTTTATAGTCGTTTATATCTCCTTTGTAACCTTGATTAACAAAACTATTAAACCCTCTTGTTACAGCTTTTTCATTTGGCATGTCTTATGGTATTGATTGTGTTACCTTTTTATTAAACTCATTCATCTCGTCCTCACTAATATTATTATTATTATTATTATTAGTTACATTAGCGTTACCAGAATAAAATTTATTTATAACATCTAAAGCTTCTTTATTACCAATAGCTCTTAATTCATCTATAAATACATCTTCCGATTCTTGTTTATTTTGTCCCGACCCTTTAGAGTCTGTAATATATACATTAACAAATCCACTAATATCTTGAGCGTTTTTTACAAACTCTTGATATTTACCCTTACTATCTTTAGCAAAAAATGATATACCTCCCCCGTCATTAATCTTAACTCTAACTGTATTGTTTTCATCACTCGCCGCTTGTGCCATCCTATCCTCTAAATCAGTTCTTAGTTTTTCTAATCTATCTTCTTCTTCAGGAGGTAAGTTGCCTTGTTTCAGTAGCTCTTGTATTTCCTTGTGCTCTCTATTAAAACGTAGCATCATCTGTGTAGTAGCTGTCTTTATTTCTGGTGTTTGTTTATTAAGATTTTTAGTAAAACTATAATTTCTATTACTTACTTTTTCTGCTTTTACTTTAAGTTTAGCATTAAAAGAACCTAGGAGAGTACCTCGTGACCAATCTTTCACATTATTTACTTGCTCATCGGTAGGGAACGACTGTACCATACCTGAGTTTTTATTGTAGTCTCTAACTATAATAGGGTTTTCTTTTCCAGGATTATCTTTAGCAAACTTATTAAAATCATCCTGTGTCCCTAATTTAATAAGGTCTCCGTCTTTTGTTTTTACACCATTATTAACCGCATAGGTAGCCGCAACAGATTTATCATAAACCATTTGATTAACTAAACCATCTAAAAGGGTTACAGCTTCTTCATGTCTTTCACTATCCGTATCCCCTAAAGCCTCAAGAAATCTAAAATCAGCTGCTACTCTTTCTGTCTCTGTTAAGTCTCTATACCCACTTGTTGTTTGACCCGCAAAATCCATAGACAATGTTCCTAACTGTTTATTTAGGTCCTTTAAAACTTTAGTGACATCAATATTATTTGTCTCTTGATAAAGTAATCCTTCTAGCTGCTGTACCGTTGCAGACTCTCCTTCAATAGGTTTTCCATTCTCATCAAAAGTTAATACAGAAAGATTACCCATCCTATCGGCTACAAGTTTTTTATTATTTAAATTATTAAACATTAATAATCTCTCCACATCATAAGCTTCCTCTAAAGAGCTTGTAGGTTTATTCGTTCCCGCTATTTTTGTTTTACGTCTTTTTGTAAACTCCTTCATTCTTTTATTGTATGCGTCAGCATAGCTCTTTATACTTTTAAACCCTGCACTAGCATTATTCTGTGTTAACGAAAACTCAGCTTCTGTAACAAGACCTCTTTTTAATAAGTTGTATTGAGAAGCTAACTGCTCACCTGTAGACATAACCCCTGAGTTTACCCACTGCTGTAGCGTACGTGTATCATACTTATTGTTAAGCTCTACTATTTTTTCTTGCTGCTCTCTATAAGACTTTTCAATAGCAGCTTTTCTTTTAGCTCTATTATCCTCAATATCGGTAAATGTCTTTGTGATATCCGTAGCAATCTGACCCCAGTTTAATTGCTCGTCTGCGGGATTAGCTCTTTCGTAAGTATCAAAATTTATACTAGGTTTTGTAAATGGATTTGCCATAGCTTATATTATTTTTATAGTTGACCTAAACCAATTTTATTGTGTTTTATTTTTCATTGTGTTAAACTTCAAAAAGTTATTTCACTACCTAATGGTATCGGATTAAAAGGACCTTGACCTAAACCAAATTGCGTTCCTATATCTTGTATAGCAGAAATATTAGTATCATAAGTTTCTTCAAAATCAAAATCTTTCCCTCCCTTCTCATTAGCAGTAGAAACTACATCTAGCATTTCTCCTAAAGTTTTATCTTCAAATCCTGGTTGACCTACTAATTTTTTTGCAGTATCAAAAGCTTGTCTATCTGCTTTACTAGAACTAAATAATGGTATTAATGCATCAATACCTTTAGCCGCTGCTGTTACTCCTGTTATACCTGCCTGTACCTGTTGAGCTTTAAGTCGTTCAGCGTCACGTTGTCTTTGTGCCATCTCTCTTTTTTCCGCTACATCCATAGCTAAAAGTTGTTGGTTTATAGCGTCCCTAGATTGAGCTTTCATTTTATCTAAGTTAAATAAATCTTCAGCCATACTAGTTCTAGTTTTTGCATCACGTTGTGTAGCGATAGCACCTACCCTACCAATACCTGCTGCTAATGCTCGTGGGTCAGCCTCCTGTAATGCCTCTACCTGTGTCTGAGATGAAGCTAATGTATTTTCAAAAGCTTGCTCATAAGCTTCCATAGGTAATGTTAATCCTTCAAAATAATTTATTTCAGCTCTTTTTCTTGCGTCTTCTCTAAGTTTGTTTTGTTGTCTTTGGGCTTCATCTGCAGCCTTATCTTGTTGGTCTGCCTGATAAAAACTATACGCAGCTGAGGCTACGCCACCTATTGCACCTATTAATGCTCCTACCATATATTTATTTTTTTAAATAATCTATTTATTGCAAAGATAACAATTTCTACGGAAAGCTTTGCATAACACTTGAACCAACGGAAAATAACTCTACCGCTGTAGTGTCCGAATTTTTTAGTGTAAAGTTTAAGTAATACCCTCTAGCTCCATGTGACTCCGCTACCGCATCTTTTATAAACAATATAAAATCTCCTACCGCTGGCACTATACCTGGGAAAGGTAAAGCTATTGGAGCTGCTGGTGCAGGTGGATAAGGACCTACAGTATCTACGGTAATAGAAGGTAAGGTAACCACACCTGTAGATGAGGTAATCTTATCCCTTACAAGGGCAGTAACTACACCAACAAATATTGGTGCACCCGTAACAGCTGGAGGTAAAACAGGTGTTGTAGAATATATAAAATCTCCCACACTCAATATACTTCCTATACTCTCCACATTAAAATTTATTACAACAGCATTGGTTGGTCCTGTAATAGTGTTTACATTAGCTATACCATTTGCTGACCTGTCTCTAAAGTTAGTTTCTGTTTGTGTTGCCTCCCTTAAAAACGTAAACCACTCTCCCTCCTTCTGTACGAAGTATGTAGAAAGCATTGCTCCCGTATCTAAATCTGTAAACAAAGCGGTACACTCCCACGCAGCACTACTCTCAAAAGACATTGTCTTAAATAATTTTATATCCATAGGCTGTACATTAAACACCCCTGTAATCTCAGACTGATATTGTTGTCCATAATAATTATTACGTGTATCATTAGTGTTGTGTCTATATAAATCTCCTCCGTTCCACGAATAAAAAAAACCATTCATACCTGCCATATAGTCTGGTAGGTAATCATAGAATGAAGGCCATCCTTTTGCATCCTCACTATAAGATACTGTATATGGTGTGCTTGTTGTATGTGACATAACTTTATTTTAAATTTAACATGCGGCTACCGCTGTGACTATTCCATTACTATCTACATCTACAAAATGATTTACTCCTGCTCCAGGTCCTATTAATACAGGATACCTTCCTGCAGGTAACTGTGTTACCCCATTTACATCTACAAACGCCCAATCGTTTACACCTATTGTAGTAGAAACACCTGTTGCTGTAGCTACAGAGGCGGTAAAAATATTAGTGCTATGTACACCACATCCTCCGCCAACTACTCCTGCAGTAAAACTATTTAAAGCTCTAGCACAGTTTACATCTATAAAGAAATCCGCATTCGGACATATAACATCTACCCTAAGATTTAATATACTCTCTGGTATATTGGGTTTTGGTACAACCATTGTAAAATATCCAGGCACCCCACTAAATAAATCTACCTGCGAGGCGTTATATGGACCTAGATTTACTGGTATTAGGTTTCCTATATTATCTTCTTTAGGTACAAAATTTCCTGAGACTGTTTCATACTCATACTCAAACCCTGGGAAGGTTTGACTATTACTTCCGCTATTACTTGTGATAACACCACCATTACATGTGTATGTTCCACCGTCTGCTGCAGAAAAATATTGCCCTATAATTCCTTGTTTATACCCATGGGTTACGCTACTATATTCTGAAGCAGTCAACCCATCATGAGTCCATGTTAACTGAGATGGTGTAGTGTTAGGATTAAATCTTAAAATAACCGCACCTGCACCTGAGGTTAGGTTTACATTTAAAAAGTAACTACCTGGCGATGTACTGCCTGACATCCTTACAATAGAGGCACTTGTACAATCAATTAAACATGCAGGACATTTAATAGGTGGACTTAATACATTAGCTGCTGACATAATTCTATATACCCCACCAAAAGAATATAAACCAGGAGGTGCTAAGGTAGTTAACGTAGAGTTCTGATATAACTGAGGAGCAGTAGCAAAATCATTGCCTGCCCAATATACTAATGTTGAATTATTACACGCCATATTCTATTATTTAACAGTTTCCTTCATCTATTACGGTTCCTGCATTATCTAATTGTATCCATTTTTTTGTTCCTACCGATGGGGATACAGGGCTTACAATATAAAACCCTGGTGCCATTGTAGGTAAACCACAACTTAACGTGGTATATACTATATCTCCTATCGTAGGTATACTCGAATTACCTGAAAAAGATACCTCAAAAGGTCTTTCAAATTTACCTGGAGTATCCACATCTGTTGTGCATGCTTGGGTCTGTATCTGACATTGTGGTCCTATATATACATTCTTACATACTGTTATACATGTACAGCATACATCATCTGCTGTGCTTCCTGCGGGACAGTAACAAACAGCTTGTGAAGATATTAATCTTAAATCCCATATGAGATATAGATATAGATTACCGTCAGGTATACTCATCGCTAACTCGGTAGCCTCAAAAGTATTAGCTACAGGATTAGATATAGGTCCTACCGTAGTGCTCGCTGCTAATAATGCATCAATATCTGCAACACTATTGGTATAGTGTGTGTTAGAAGATAATATTCTAAACCTATGTTTAGAAGGATTAAAATCAAAATCATCTACACCAAACTTTTCAGTTCGTAATGTTATGTTACTTCCTGTATATGGGAAGACACCGACAGAGCGAATACCTATATTTTCTACATACTCTGCAGGCTGCGTAACTTTAAGCTGTGCCGAAGAGAAACCTGTAGATGGACTAACCGTACTACCATCACTCCAGTTATAGTTTGTATGAATAAATTGACCTGCATAGTTATTACTATTTACCACTACCTGTACTACCCTAATCTCCTTTTCTTCAGGACACTCTACAATTACTTCATAGGTAGAAGAAACATTTGGGGTAACTAACACAGTACACGTAGTAGGAGTATTTAAAGTTTTACTAAAACTTAAAGTCCCTGGAATTGTAGCATTTAAAACAGAGGCTACCACAGAACCATTCCATGTAATACTTATGTTAACATCTCCTGAGCTTATGTGATATGGTATATTTATAGTACCTATAACCTCGCCTACCTCTACATCATACGTTATAGAGTTTGTACTTGACTCTTGATTTACTGCCTGCCCACAAGGTACCCTTTTTAAATCTACAGGAATAGTATTTAAATTAGTACCTAACACATACTCTTTCATGTATGGGTCATAACCTCCTAACTTTTGTGTGGTAAGCTGTTTGTTGAAAGTATCTCTAAACCATGAGTTCATACCAGCAGTAGATATAACATTTAAGGCATCTCCTTTTCCTGTAGATTTTAGGTTTATGACAGCTCCTCTTTTAGCGTCAGTAAAATACATATCATATCCCCACGCTACAAAGCTTTCAGGGTTATGGCTAATACCATACTCTTCGATTCTTGCTATTTGTTTTCCTAAAACCTGTGGTGTAGAAACAATAGCTCCACCACCTACCGCATCACTAATAAGTGTTTTACCTACCTGTACGTATGTTATTCTATCCTCTTGTAATGTTAATATATCTGTCTGTCTTGCGTGTAATATCTGTATAGGACCAAAGTCTCTTTCATACTCTTGATAGTTTACTAAACCTAAGTTAAACTCATTTAAGTTATTTATATTAGCCGAGTTACTATACACACCACTATATGTAATATCAGAGAACCTATCGGCCTCTACAAAATCCTGATTAGATACCGCCAATACACGCTCCCCTAAATTAAAAGGTTTACCTATAATACTATCATATATTCTATAACTTTCTACACCATTACCAAAGGAGTAACAGTTATATGCATCTAGTATAGTAACTAAGTTTTGTGTAGCAGTTTGGTTTTGGTCTGTTGGCTCTAAAGTATAAGACTGAGATACAGGGTCAAAGTTATGTTTTGCCTGATGAAAACCTCCCTCTATTTCTAATAGGTCTGATGCATCATAAAATAGGTTAGCGTCTGCATCGTCAGGCACTGTTTCAAATACAAAGTCTACATCATTACGTTTTACTTCAATATTTAAATTAGCAAAAGCTGGGAATGCAGCAAATGATGTTTCACATGTTTTTAAATTACCCTGCACTACAAAGTATTGTAATCCCGATGCTGTGTTCTCTTGTATTCTACAAAGAACATTATATTCAAAAGAACCAAAACAAGCTTCACATGTAAATAAATGAGACGCTCCAATAGAACCAATACCAGGTATAAAACTATATAACACAACAGGACTAAAAGTGTAATTACCTGCGTCAAATCCTATTGCCATACCGTCCGAAGTTACACCAGGGAGATTTGTAGTCATTGAATTTGTTAAGTCATCTCCTTGCGCCCAATCTCTAAAGGTACTATAATCATATCCTGAAATAAATGACCTATCATAGCTAAGACTTCTAAAGCAGTCATCAGTACCTGGTCTTGTTATATTTAATTTTATAGTTATTTCACTGCCTGCTGGTATAGTATAATTTTGGTTAGTGTTAGGGTCAAATAAAGGATAACCATAAGCAAATGTATTACTCGTTACATAGTTATTGTACGTAGTACTTTGTAAAAAAAGAGGTAATAGAGGAGGGTTAAAAGATGGCTGAGTAAAAGGTGCAGGAGGTACAAGAGGGTTATTAAATGCATTACAAAAAGGTATAAAACCTTGACCTCCAACTGGACTTAATGGTCCTGGTGGTACACTTACCTGTTGGTTGTTAACCCAGGTTTGAGTTCCATAATTAATAATGCTATTATCTGATATATCTGCATTCCATCCTTCTGCTTTTAAAAGCATATATAATCCTGCTAAAGAGTTTTGTGCAGTTGATATTCCTCCCCCTGAAAAAGCTTGAACATCTAAAACTACTGCCTTTACTTCGATATCAATAGGACCATTAGAATCTTTTTTTACAATTAACTCATCCCCTTTTTTAATTATATTAGCGTTTTGCCCTTCTAACAGAAACCATATTCTACTAGGGTCATTTGTTTCAGCTACAGGAAGACCTGTAGTTCCCTCACCTGTACCATCTTGTTTATAAAAACGTGAAGAATAAATAGTTTGATACGTACCCTGACTAGGTTTTACTACAAACTTATATTTCTTAGCCCAGTAAGGAGGTAAGTTTTTTAATGTTACCTGTATTTGGTTTTTATTATCGGAGGTAGATGCAGGATAAAATACTGTATTATCTACACTTGTTAAAACTGTAGACGCTCTACCATACTCATCCATATATACTATACCTACCTCATAATCTCTATTAGAGTGTAAGCTAGATTTACTTGGTTCATCCGTTACTTGCAACCTACATCCAAACTGCTCGAAGTTATAATATCTATAAGCTACCGCAATATTACCTGTTCCTGTGCCATCTGCCGCAAAGTATTGCGTGGCAGGAATAGTTAAACTAAACGTAGTAGTACCAGCCACATGTTCATATTTAAATCCTTGAGGTTCACATATTGGGGTAGAGCCTCCACCTGTAGTTATTTGGTATGATACATTATCATTACCTAATGTAGTATTTCCACCAGTTATATCGGTTAATCCTAGCTCTGTTTGAGAAACAGAGTTAACGGAAGATGTTAATCCCGTAATAGTATCTACAACTATATTACCTACTACTACACCACTTGCTAAAAAATCTTCAGTTGTGTCAATTAAAACATTTACTCCTGTACCATCTGTTACACCAGTTTCTACTATTTGATTCGCACAAGGAGTAGGAAAAGGATTTGTATCTAAGTCTGTAGAGCTACATGCTGTATTATCTATCCCTCCACTTACTAAATATAAATCACCAGCTCCCATAGGACTTTCAGCTAAATCATAAAACTTATCGCTTAACGTAGAGCCTGAACTAGATTCTTTACAAGGGTATAATGATTTAATTACAAAAGGATTACTAAAACCATCAGCTATACTACCTCCTATCCTATTTTTAAAAGCTGGGTCAGAAAGTAAAGTGTCTACATCTGGATATTCTACAGGACATGTAAAGGTCATGTATAATTCAAAAGGACTTATTTGAATACTAGTAGTATTACAAAAAGCTGCTACTCCTGTACATTGTGTTGCATTACTTTGTTCTAAAGTAAATTTAAAATTTAATGTCGTACCTACAGGAATTGCCGCTCCACCTACCGCAACGTCTGCTAAATCAAATGTTAATTTAGCGTTAGTTTCGGTATGTGCTCCTCCTATAGTGTAACTTCCATTACTTAATACAGGGTTAGTAGCACTATAAATTTCTCTATTATCGAAAGGTTCGCTTAATGGTGTAGTATAATAATCTATTTTTATTTGGGTACCATCTTTTTTATCTGTAATATCAAAACCATCTACATAGTTTCCATACATCAAACGGTTACCCATTATTGTCTGAGCCTTTGCTCGTAAAGGAACATTATCATACAGCCTTAATAGTTCATCAGAACCTAGTGTAGTATATATCTCACTATTAGTAAACTGTATAGTATGAAAAGAATTATCGGACCATCCCTCATTCTTTTTTATAAATCTTTTTATAACGTATATTACATTAGATGTGCTCTGTTTGTATAATACATCTACCTCTAATACTCTCTTGCTTCCTGTGGAAAAGGTAACATTAGCAGCATTGAATTTATTAACCATTCCTTCATTCCAAAAATTTTGGTTACTTATTTGAAATTGTTGTGGTTCAAATGCAGGTGTAGAAAATAAAGATATAGCACTATACTGACCATCTTCATATCTATACCTATAGGCAAAAGATAAGAACTTTGTTTCCATATAGTTCTCTTGCCCAGGAACCTCTAATAGCTCAACATGAGGTGTACCTAAAGGAGCTACCTGTCCTGCCGCTACATCATAATCTTCATAACCTGGAGGTTTTACAATTACACTAACATCCTCCTCCTCAAATACTGTATCTATACCACCATCAGGATAGTCGTATTTTCTATTTACATTTATGACACGTGGAGGATTAAAATCATCCGTAAAGAATAATAGGTTCTCTATTTTAGATACTCCAGTTATAAGGTATTGAGAGTTAAAATTTAATACCTCTGTACTTATAACATGATATACAATATCATTTGTATTAGTATTATAGGATACAATCATATCTACAACACCTGTAACTACAGAGTTAGGATTACTTGTATCGTGTACAAACCAGTAGATAGTTTCATTTATACCGTCCTCAAAACATCCAAGAGTTCTAGCATTATCAGTTAGTTGTGCACCTGCATATTCCAAAAAAGTTAACCTAGTGTTACCTTTAGAATTTTCTACCGCACCTATCTCTGTAGTTTCCGTAGAACCTAACCTAACATTTACTGCATCTACATATTCTCCTACAGGAACTAAGCGTTCATCAACGCTTTTATTCATTCGTCCCCGTATAAAGTTTGTTGAAATTTTTGCCATCCTACTTTATAATTTTATTCTGACCTCTCATGTTTTGTAATAATCTACCAGGATGTATATTACTTAATCGTAATTTAGCATTACGAAGTAATGATGATTTATCTTTACGTGCTCTATTTATTATATATTCTTGAACACCATACCTACCGTTAAGTAAAGAATATCTTATATATGCATAGATAAACTCTTCAAATAACTTATTCACACTTACACTAGCATCGTCTCCATTCTCTAAACCATCCGACACATATTCCAAGACAACTAACTTACCCGACATATCAGATGTGAAATTTATAACACCTCCCTTTTTATTTATACTGAATGTTGGGTTGATGTTAGCTGTCTCAGTATTTAAACCAAAACGTGCACCAATATTATAATCAAAATACCATGCACCATCTATATTATATCCCATCACACCATTATATGGGCCATCACCTAGGTACATATTCTTTTGTTTACCATCTAACCTTTGCTTATCAAAGAATGAGTTATCAGGCTTTAATACGTTTCCATCTATATCAAATAATATATTACAGTCATTATCCTGTAGGTATGCTCCACTCCAGTTAGTCTGTATATTCTCTGTCATTGGATATAACATACCGTCCTGCTCTAAAGATATTCTTACCCAGTTTATATAGTCTGGAGGTAAAACAAATCTTAATTGGTCACATACCGTAAGCTCTAATATTTTTATTTCTTTCATCGCATCGTAGTTCAACTCTTGTATCCCTCTCTTTGCATGAAATAGAACCTGATATCTATTTATATTATTAATAAGTTCATTGTTACCTTGGTACATTAACATAAAATTATTTACAATATCTTCTAAGCTAACGTATTGGTATGACCCCCAGTTAGAATCCGTTGGTACATTTCCCCCATTTTCATAATATTGATAATCTGTTATATATGCCATAGTTATGATGATTCTTGTGTTTCAGTATTTTCTTCTTGCTTTCCAAAGTTATATACATCAGCCTCTCTAATTTCTATACCAACGTATTGGCAAATCTTTGCAATCAATGTTGGCTCATCAGATGCAGGTAATTCAAAGTCTTGAAAGTCTGGAGAAGATGGATAAAATATAGGTTCTCCCTCTGTGATAAGCTGGTATGTCCAGTTAGGAGCTAGAGGATAACGTACATACTGTGCGTGTATTGCTCCTACCTGTAGTATACTTGTAGGATATACAGTGATAGTGTTACCATCTAGTACATACGCAGGATATGTTGTAGTAGGAGCGGTAAGGCTAGAGTTTGTTAAATAAAATATTTTACTTTGACTTACTCTCTCTACCTCTCTAATCTTTGTGTTTGAATATATAACATAGGTGTTACCTATAGCAAATATATTTGCACTTAAACTAATACTACCTGTACCTGGTGTACCTACCGCTGTAACAAAAGCTTCTTGTAATGTTGTTGTATTCACAATAAGGCTACCTATGGGTGGTGTTGGTGCAGAGTTAGGAATATTTGTCCATACCGCAGACTGTGTTGAGTCTGTTATGGTATTACCTGCACTTGTTCCAGTAACTGTCCCTGAATATAAAGCAGATGAATAATAAAATAATTTATTCATTAGGTAATAATCTGCAGGTAAAGAATAAGTATTAGCATTTGACTGTGTTAAAAATACATTCTTAGAAAATGAATCCATAACCTCTAGTAAATTTTTAGTTATATCTGCATACCCTGTACCTGATTGTCTAGCGTTTTCTCTCTGTATCCATCTATTGTAAGCATAGAAATAATCCTCAAACATATCCATCTGAGCTTGCTGTGCGTACAAGTTAAAATCTTGTGGAGATATATAACCGTAGTTATTTTTATTAGCTATTGCTAAGACAGTATTTCTTACGTCATTTATTGATGCTGCCATATTATATAAACATTTCTACAAAGATAACAAAAAAAAAGAGGGGTATAATTTATTAGAGAGTCCAGTCTGTTATTCTCATATCCGTAACTAAATCAGGTTGTATATAATTTAAAGATGGCTCATCTACTAAACGTTGAAGAGCTAGTATTACATTACCTGTAAACCCAAGTGTTGCACCTGTACATGTAAGTGTAGCTACCGCTGTACCTCCTGCACCGCCTGGTAATAAATGTATTCTTATCTCTGTTGCACTTATGTATTGTGGTACTACTCCTGCACCTACAGGAAGGAATAAAACCCCATCGTTATCACTATCAAATATTAGATACTTAGTCATACCACAAAGATAACAAAAAAAAGAGGCTCTATTTTTAGAACCTCTTAATTAGTTTTTAAATAAATAATACCTATATAGCTATAGAGCTAAACGCTAAAGCACTTAAAGCATCACCATCTATAGTTAAACTTGATAAATCTAAAACTGCATTAGTCCAACTTGTTGAACGAAAAGCAACCAACTCATTCATCATAAGATTAACGGTAGTTGCATTTTCTGCTCCTGTTGCTGTAGTTCCATAAGTTAAGTTATAAACTAAAACCTTAGCAGTAGCATTGTTGTGAGAAACAACATTAGTAACAATGTTAATAACGTCATTATCACCACCATCAGTTTGAATTTTAGTGATTGTATCACAGTCAATTAATACTTGGTTAGCATTATCTACACGAAATTTAATAAACTTTTTCATTGTATAAAAAATTAATGATTAATAAAGTACAAAGATACGTAAAATATATTACGACTTTTTAGCCTTTGTATTACCTTTAAGCATTTGCTTTAATAACTTATACGTCTCTATACCATCGTCTGTTTGAAAGTATGAAGCCATAATGTCATTAGCGTCTTCACCAAAAGGAACTGTTAGTATCTTAGTCTTATTATCCTTTAAGTTAAAGTATACATCTCTACCTTTATTTCTTTTAGATAATAAGTTCTTAGCAAAAATTTGTACTACATCATCATATACCTGTAACGATGGGTCATTTAATATATCTATAAACTCTTCTGGATTATGTCTAGCATATACTAATATATCTCTTTTTAATTCAGATGTGCTTTTTCTATCTACTGATGTACCCATTAATACACGACACACCATTTCTAATTTAGAAATAGATAAATCTCTGGCTAATAACTGTGCGTCTAATATTATTTCTTGTATTTCTAATTCTTCCGCAGCATCTTTAGCTTCGTTTATTTCTTCAAATATCTGGCCATTACTTGGGTGTAAAGATAAAAACTCTTGTAATACCTGATTACTTCTTTCTACCCTTAGAAATCCATCTTCAAATATAATAGGCTCCATTATAGCGTTACCATCTTGCTCATCCTCAAAAGGACTCTTTTGGTTTCTTGCGTAACGAAGGGGACGGTTAATACCTTTCTCTTCATCAAAATATAATAATGGGGACCTGTGGTTATGGTGTGAGTTTAGCATAAAAGATAATGGTGCTATCTCACTTTTTAATCTATAGCTTTTAGCTATTGCTTGTGTTTTCTTTTTCATTGTATTAAATTAAAATTAAAAAAAAAGGGGAGGAGATTAATCCTCCCCTAATTACTATTTGTTAGTCTTTGAATAAGAAGAAGTTGTTTGCACCTAAAGTACATACAGCTCTTTCTGATAAAAAGTTAACTGTCATTGCATCTAAAGAAGATGTTCTTGCACCACCAGCTGAACCAGTAATCCAAGTTTTGTAACGTCTATCTTCAGTTTCAGACGCTCTATAACGTACATGTAAGAATGGACGTTTAGCGTTCTTACCTAAGATTTGGTCATATACTGTAGTAGAACCTGCAGGAACTAACATTCCGCTAATCTTACCACCTGTTAAACCACCACGCATTGTTGGGTCGTTTAAGTATTTCCAATCTGATTTGTAGAAATCATAACCTCTACGGAATCCTGTGAATCCTAAGTTAAGAGCCATTTCCTCATCGTTATCGAATAAACCATATGAAGTACCACCCGCTCCGTAAGAGTTTTGTGCTGCTAACATATCATCAATATCGAAAGAGAAATCTCTATTTACAAAGATTACGTTTTCTTCAATCGCACCTTGCTTATCTAAACGTTGAATAACGCTATCGAAACCTGCAAGAGTTGTTGGGTTACCCCCACTCCATACATTTCCTCTAGCATTTACTACGTAGAATACACCTTCAGAACCACCTTGACCATCAGTACCTGTTGCATTACCAAAGGCAATAGCGGCACCTGATGCATTTTCTGCTGGAACTGCTTCAATCATAGCTGTTTCTAGGTAGTCTTCAAAACGTAGACGCGTTTCGTGCTCAGACTTTAGGTACCATAGGTAACCTGTTCCTCCGTCTTCAGTAGAAATCTCTACCCATCCAATCTGTGCCATATCAGAACCACTTACCTCGTAAGTATCTTTTATGATGATTGGTTTATTTTCAAAGATAAAATCTTGAGCCTCTAATGAACCTGACATTCCTTCAGTTGCTTTTTTAAACTCTGAACCATAAATAAATACAGTAGCTGTTCCATTTATAGCAATAGCTTGACCTGCTGCTTCATAGTAAGATACTGTAAAATTGAAAAAACCTCCAGCTGCTACTGGGTCTACTGCTGTTACTACAGCTTTATTAAATAATGTTGAGCCTGCTGCTTCATCAGAAATCATAATAGTTTGACCTACTCTGATTGCTGTAAATCCATTAGCTGGAGCTGTTGAAGCTGGAGCCGCTGGGTTAACTTGTGCAACAGGTACATCCCATACCGCACCTGCATCTGTACCTGCGGCATTTTTTGCAATACATCCTGTGTACTTTGTGTGTAATCTTCCTTGCTCTGCCCATTTGATAAGGTCTGAGTTAGAAGGCATTTCAGCACCAACCATTCGTAAGAATGATGCTACTGTTCTGTTACCGTAACGTTCGAACTCTTTCTCATATGTATCTGGAAGATACTGATTTAAGAAATCGAAGTCAGTAATGTAATTTGTGGCTGTTGCAACCTGTTGTGCACTAGGTTGTAAATCAAAGCCTGGAGTTCCTAATACTGCCATTTTTTTAAATTTTTATTTTTTCTTAATACTTCTAATTCTGAGTCCCTTCCCACTGCTACTATCGCCTACGTTTCTAATCTTCAATCCATCTTTACTGAAATTCTCAGGAGTCTTACGTATACTGTCCATATTAATGTTCTTTGATTTTTTAGAAACATTATCTACAGCTTCCGTCATTCCCTGATTGTAAAAAAATTCAGCAAACTTGTCAAGATTCATAGCAACTGAAATGGCTCTATGATAACCTTGAGGGTCTGCAATAAGCCCTGACTCTTTATCCATGAATTTACTCACGAAATTATTTACGTCAGATTGCTTACTCTTCAACTCATTGCTATCACCAGGTTTGAAAGTAAAACTTTTTTCTCCGACCTTGAACTCAAAACCTTTGAACTCGTCATTAAAAACCTCATCAGTTTTTTCCAGAAAGTAATCGTACTTTTTCTTCTGTGCTTCTCTAGCTGTGTTTGACTCTTTTATATAACTTTTATAGCTTTCCATTTCTTTAGTTTGCTCATCAGATAACCCACCCCCACTTGACTCAAGAGGAATTTTATATTTATCTTTTTGCTCGTTAAAGAACTTTCTAGCTTTTGCAAGTTCTCTTTTCTTTGCTCTCTCAATCTTTTTAATATCCGATTCTTCATCTACATCTTCATCGTAGTTAAACTTATCTTCTATTAAATCTTTTATATCCTCACTATCTAAACCTTCTTCAGTATGAGAATAATATTGAGATAACAATGTGTTACCGTCCATGTTATCGTAATCCTTTTGTAAATTAACAAAGTCTTCGATACCACGACCAGTTTCTTTTTTGTATTTAAAATACGCAGAAACATCTTCAGGTAAATCAACGTTTGATTCTTTAGTTTCAAACAGTTGTTCTACTGAGTCGATATCTCTATCGTATCTATTTTTAATATAAGAAAGAACGTCTGCATCATTTAACTCTGGTGCGGGAGCTTCCAATTCTTTTGTTTCGACCTCTGGTATCTCTACCTTTTCTGTTGTAGTTTCTTCACTATTAGAATCCTCAAATTGCTCTTCGTGTTTCTGCAGTAATTCCTCTTCAACTTCTACTCTCGATTTCTCGACACCTGTAACTTCTTTTACAGTAAATTTATTTTCATCCATTTAATTTAATTTTTACAAAGTTAGTATTTATTTATTTTATTTATTTAAGCCTATCTAGGTTCAAATTCTGCAAGGTCAAAACCATCCAAACTATCTTCGTTTGACTCAAAGTTTATAGCAGGTAGATTACGTTTACGTTGTTCAATCATTTTAGATTGCTGTGTATTCCCCATACTTATACGTGCAGCTTTAGCATCCTCCTTCTGAGTTTCTCTAGCATCAATCTGTGATTGTTGAACTCCTTGAATCTGCATCTGATAGTTAAACTCTACTGCCATTAACTGACGCTTAAGGTCAGCCTCGTTCTTTTGTTTCTCAATCTCAAAAGCAATCTCCGCCTGCTTCACTTGTATTTTAGCCTGAAGCTCCATCTGTGTTTTCTGCATCTCTGCCTGAGCCGACTGTTGTTGAAGCTGTGACTTTAACTGAGCATCCATCTGTTGCTTCTGCTGCTCCATCTGTTGCTTCTCTGCCTGTGTCTGTTTACGCTTTACTTTAAGAAGTTGATTAGCCATCTTTAAGTTATTTATAGTTCTAATATCTATAGCATCTTCTAAATCAATACCACCATTCTGTAAAGACATCTGTATATTTTGTTCAAGCTGCGCTTTTTCCTCTTCATCGGGTGTCATCTCTATAAATATACCAAAGTCATAGAGATATAAATTTTTAATATCCTCTAATATACCTAAGTTATATTTACCAATCTGCATAGCAAACTCATCCTTAAAATCAGCATACTGTAAAACATCTGCAGTTCTAATAGATAAACATTCCGCTAATGTTCTAGTGATATATAAACTAGCATTAAGTATATGCCTTGTTGCTACATTAGAATTTAAGGCTGCTAACTTCTGAACCCCAACTAAAGAATAAGGGTCTGGTGTTGAACCGTCTCTTGCTTCATTTAATCCTGTAACCTGTCTTAGCATTCCTAAGTAATGGTTATAGTTTCCTATAAGCATCTGCATTTTACTTTGACCACTATTAGATGTAAGCTGTTGTATAGGAACCCTAGCGTTATTAAACTCTCCATCCTGAGTGTAGCTTCTACCTACTACACTACCTGTCTGGAAGTATAATCGTAAAGCATCTTCAGGATTGTATGCTGCTCCTGTACCTAGGTCTACCTCACTTAATCCATCGGCATCTATAAATACACCATCCGGTACAACCTTAGCTACTACCTGTTGTATTTTTAAATGTGTTATCTGTATAAGGTCTGCAAAAGGAATCATTCTTCTAACCAAAGATTCTAATACTCCTTTATACATACGTGGTGCACACGCTACATAGTTAGGCATAGCAAACTGGTTTGCAGAATTAGGTCTTACCATATTCTCCATCATTTGCCATTTCAATAAGATGTTAGTACCCATAACCATGACACCCTCATACCATACATCAATTCTTTTTTCTACTCTTTCAAAGTTTCCTTCCTCCATCATTTCTTGTGGTGGATTAAACTCATCATCCTTCTCTACAGTCTTAAAAGTGCCTTCAGATAATTTTTTCTTTTTATATACGAAAGTATTAGTAGTCTTATAATTAAAATATAATAATGTACAAGTATCTCTTGCGAACATACTATTCTCATACATAGCAGCTACATTATAATAATCGTACCACGATTGACTATATCGAGATATTTCTTCCATCTCTTCATTAGTAATATCTGGGTCAATCTTAATAAGTTCTGCAATAGGAACTGTTTTAAGCTCACCCCAATAAAAACAATCTTTAAAATAAGGGTCTTCCGTATAACTATATACAACATTTGCTGGGTCAACATACTTAACACGAATACCATCACCCGCTTGAAACTCATGCTTACACATTCCTATACCTAGTGTTGCAATATCGTAATCTACTTTTTTACGTACATCAGAATAGTGACTTTCTTCAAGCATTGTGTTAATAGCAATCTCATTAGCTATCTCAATTCCAGGTTTGTAGTTAAGCTGCATATATAACTCCATCTCTGTATCATTACCTGGTAAAGTTTCAGGGTCTGTTTGAAAGATACTGATACCAAAGTCTTGCTCAACCTGTTTAAATAAATCTTTATTTACTACATTCACCTCTACCATTCTTTGAAACTCATTACGTTTCTCTGCCGACATTGCATCCATAGCAATACAGTTAACTTTAAAAAGTCTATCCGACATTCCGTTAACTACAATATCTACAAACTTTGGTATGATTGGAACAGGTGTCCAGTCTAAATTAAGATACGATAAATCTCCATCTACCGCTAATTCATTTTTATATTTTGCTACAGACTGCTCGCCTCTTGCATACAGTCTTAATTTATGGAACTCTTGCCATTGGTTATAAAACCTACATCGCATTCCGTCCTTTCTAAACCACTCGTATTGTATAGCTTGTCCTACCTGTAAGCCAAACTCATCGGATGCCTTTTGTCTATCGGTAGCAAATTGGTCAGGAAACGCAGCAGATTTAATACTTATCTTAACATCTTTCATCTAATTATTTGACTTTTATTGCTGGTGTTATTGTATCTTGCAAAGTTAATACTTATTTTTGATTTTTCTTTAGACGGTGTATATAAGTGCTTTTGGTTAGCCATAATAGCTAATCCTGAACTTATAGCCGCATCAAACTTAGTTCTATTTGTAATATCAAACTTAGCCCAATCCTCTAACGTTCTACCAAAATACATATCTCCCATATCTCCTGGGTCTCTATACGTTCCTTCAAAATCTATACCTACATACTTTTCTATATACGACTCAATAGCAGAAGCATGTGATTGTTTTACATCCTCTGAAGAGTTAGGTATACCACCTAGCTCTCTTTCTGTTTTAGAAAGTTTAGTATATGTCTTATCTGGTCTATTCATAGAGAATCCTCTATACCCCCTATTCTTTAAATGGTATAATAATCTAGGTTTATTATTCTCACATAGTATAGGCATTCCATAAAATACTAAAGCCATTAGTACCTCTTCAAAAAATATTTCTGCTGTCTGTGGTCTAGCTATATACTCTAAAAAGAAATGATTAGACGGTGCCTCTTGCATATTAAACTTAGTTAAACCATGCAGTGCACCGTTAGAGCCTTTACCTAATACCACCCCTGATATATCGTAGGAGTCACAACCAAATGAACCGATAGACTCATTCCCTGGTTTCTTTATTCCTTTTTCTATTATAACGTTATTCTGTAGGTGAGGTGGTGGTGTCCAGCTTACCTTAAACCTCCCATCTCTTTGTGGTGTCCATATAACCTTTGAGTCTTTTACACCATCCTTCCAATGGAAATAACCTGTAGTTATGTGATGGTCCATTATTAAAGAATCGTTATAGTCTATCTGTTGGTATATCTTAGTAAGGTTAAACAAAGAACGTTTACTCTCATCTCTAAATGCATGTGACTCTGTACGAGGAAACTGTCTATAAAACTCATTCAATGCATCCGCATCGTTTTGTAAAGACTCTACCTCGTTGGCCCAATAGTCTATAGCACCCATAGTAATATCTTCTCCATCTATCCCACGTATAGGTTTATCAGGAGTACGTAATACGGGCATACCGTATATATCTATATATCCTTCAAAGTTCCATTCCATAGGAATAAATAAACAATATAACCCACTCTTAGTCTGCCCGTTAGAGTTTCGTTTAGATGGAAAAGAATCTGCGTATAAACTTTTAAAGTTTCTACCTCCCTTATCTAAAGCGTTAGATGTAGAACCCATCATACACTTACCAATAATCTTACTACCTAAACGTAGACATGTCTTTGTTACACGCCAGTTGTTTAATATATTATCAGGCTTCTCCCACTTACCACTCTCATCGTGTAGTAACAACTGAAGCTTCTCACCATCGTAGCTGTTATCTCCTGTATTCTTCCAGTCAATAGTAGTGTCTAATCCCTCTAGCTCTTCATCCGCTATGGTAGACATATTCTTTTTTGTAATCTTAGATGCAGGAACCCTATAGGCTAATTCTGTTTTAGGTTTATCCATACCATCTTGAATAGGTTTAAAAAAGAATGGGTAGTTATTAGATATAGGCACAACCTTATCGGTAAACATCTTCTTAGCATCCGACCCTGTCTTAGATAGTATACCTATCCTAGAATCTTTTGTAATCGTAGCTTTGTTTACTCCTTCACAGGAACTCATAAAAGAAAAGCCTGAACGTCTTATTTTTAAATAACACATACCAAAACTTCTTTTATCTGCTTTACATGCTTCCCAAAAAATATAGAATATCCTATTAGCTTCTCTAAAGTCGGGGTGACCTACATCAATCTTAGTCCACTGCAAGTACATATAGTGTGTACCTGTAATGTAGGTAGGTTTACCATTATTCATAAACCAATAACCCTGCTCTCTCCTATCAAACTCCTCCTCTATATATTCTACCCATTTACTTTTAAATACATCAGGTGTTTCATGCCAATGGAATATAGACTTAATACGATGTAGTTCTCTTGAAATTTCTGTAGGCTTCCAATACTGTTCTTCTTTCTTCTTAGACCTTTTATAAATTTCTTTGGGTGGTTTTGGTAATCCAATCTTTAAACCATTAATTTCAATAACAGTCTCTATCTGTCCTGTCTTAGATATAACAACTACATCGTACTTCTCATTGTATCCATACAACCAGCTCTTTCCTCTATTCTTAGTACTTAATACCTGTTTAGGAATATAGTTTTCTATAACCTTATATAAACTATTTTGAGTTTCTTTCTGCAAATCCTTTTGGGGTATTCGTTTTCTTTTCTGCTACGTTACCATCTAACATAGCTCTCTCTTCTTCGATTCGTTTAAGTATTTCAAACGCATCAAAGATAGCAAGTTTTTTTGTAGCCGCTGCGTTCTTTAATCTATCGGCAGCTAATGGGTCTTCATTATCAAATTTAATAATATCCTCCTTAGCTACTTTAACTAATTGCTTTACAGCTTTCTCTCCTGCCTCTATTATACTAAGCTTTATCTCCCTTGTCTTCATCTACCTCTGGGTAAAGTTTTTTTATTTCTTCTAATGCCTCCTCATGACCTGGCATATGCTTTACAATCTGTAAGACTCCTAGTACCATATCTCTAGTTTGTTTTTCTTCTAAGATTAAAGTTTGTAGGTTTGTTGTCAAAGCCTCTACTTTTGCTTTGAGTATTCCGATGTTTTTTTGTACTCCCATAGTTAAATTAAATTATCATTGTTATATTATTTGTAAACATTCTATAAAGTTTTTCTCCCTCTATAGTAAACTCATATTCACTCTCTGGTTGAAAAGAAATCTCATCCCCTACCTTTACACCTAGGTCTAGTAACTCCTGGTTGATATATTTTACTATACCCATTAAAGGTTCTTCCCCTCTCTTCATTATTGCAGACTCTCTAGCTTTTATAGGTTTTATAAAACAATACTTACTGTGGCCTCTCCATTCACCATCTTGTTTATATAGAAAGAATTGTTCATTGTCTACAAGAAATAAGTTTTCTTTTAAAAAACTTTTACCACTCTTCTGTCTACCATACATATCGTAATAAAACTTAAATACATTATGATGTACGATAAGAGTGTCACCGACTTTTATTGGACCTTTATATGCTATAGGTAAAGCTACTACTTCTGCCTGTCTGTTAGAAGATATATGGTCTTCTTGAGAGACACTAGTAATAAGCTCCGCTCCACCTACCTCCTTTACATTGTCATACCTTCTATCTTTCAAAGGTGTAACAATGAAGTTGTGTGGGGACCTCATTAAAAGTTTATATTATATTCTAAAGATATAGGCATAGTGTTCAGAAACTCTTTCCATAAATATACCTCGTCTCCCTTTTGAATCCATATCTTATAAGATATATCTCCTGATTGAATAAGATGTATTTTATGTAGACCTCCTAGAACATCTTGCCCTACAATGTAATGCATGGCTCCAGACTTATAGTCTGCACCGATTGATATTTTTCTAATGTCCATTTCATTTAATTTAAATTTCTATTTTACCAACGTAAGGAAAGGTTTACTAAAACTCTTAATCCTGATACAAACGTTGTATTAGTTTCATATGTTATAAAAAATCCATAACCTGGTTCTAATGTTTTTAAAGCGTTAGAAACCCATGTTATATCGCCACAAGCAAAACCACCTGCTACTGTTGTTAATGCTACGGAACCTGCTTGCGTAGCTGCTACACCGCCACATAATTCAATCTTCCATAAACGAATAGTATGAGTAACTGCTTCATCAGAAGCAATTTGAACTTTACCATTACACATTACTAAGTCATCTACCCCTGATGTACAAGCACCATCACCTGGGTTTATGAAAAATGTACCCCCTGCCTCTGCTCCATAATTCATAGGAGCCGCTGGATTAACTTGTAGTACAAATTGGTCAGGTCTAGGAATAGTATCATTTTTATCTAAAGTATAATAGGTTCCAGCCGAATAACTCGCATTAGTAGTATAATACTTAAATGTTTGTACACCATGTGGATTATTTTGTGTTGGAACTTGCCATGAACCATCAGCACGCAAGAAGTGTGTTGTCTGTGCAACTGCCGCAGAACTTGGTACGTGTCCTACATTTGATGAGCCATCAAACACATTAGGTGTTACAACCACAGCTCCTGTTGTTGGAGCAATAGTTATAGGTGTACCTGTTGATGTTCCTGCTCCCGCTGCTGTTACCGAAGCTACCGCTCCCGTTCCCGCTGCCGACCAATTTATATTACCTGCACCATCAGATGTTAATACCTGACCTACAGCTCCTGTACCACCTGCACTATCTTGTATAGTAGTTGGTCTTATAAATCCTGTTAAGGTTATATTTTGAGTAGCAGTATTTCCTGCGTCCAAAACTTCTTGTAATGTATTATTTGGTACAGTTGGCGTAGCCCATTCTACACTTGTACCTGTAGCTGTTAATACTCTCCCTGCTGCTCCTATACTACCACCTGCCCAAAGAGTACCTGTTACACCAAACGCTAAACCTGCTGTACTAGCAGTATTACCTCCTGCTGTAAATGTATTATTACCATTCCACTCATTTGTACCAGAGGAGTTAATATTATTATTACTCCCAAATATAGTTGTACTTGTTCCTGAAAATGTTATCCCCACACCTGCCGCAGCATTACCTGCACCTAAAACTTGTTGTAATGTAGGTATTGCTAAACTAGGTAATGTAGTTGACCATTCAACTCCTGTAGCTGTAGATGTTAAAAAGGAACCTAAAGCACCTGTAAGTCCAGCACTATCATTAATCTGACTTGTACCATCAAAACTTAAAGTAGAAGCAATAAGGTTTACAGTAGTACTTGAAAACTGAGTAGTTCCACTAATATCCACTGTCGCTGGAGTTTCTACCGCAAAAATACCACCAGCACCTTTAACGGTTAATGTAGCACTTCTTACAGTAATGTCGGTTGTTGATGAGTTTCCAATATCAACAACATCTTGTAAGCTACAACATGTAACCGTTGGGCTATCTATCCATGCGATACCTGTTCCAGTAGAACTTAATATTTGTCCTGCGTTTCCTGTAGCACCTTGTGCTGTTACCGTTACAGGATATATATCAGTACAAGATATATTACCAGTAAGACCTGTAAGTACAATAGGTTTTGTGGCTGTGTGGCCTGTATCTAATACAGACTGT